ATGTTCACGCTGGTTCTTTTTGTGTGCTACCTGGATGGCGGTTGTGAAGATATCGTGGTTGATGTCTACAAAACTGAGCAGCAGTGCCTGATATCGATGGACGATCAACGTATTCGTAACGGAGGGTGTTTACCCGCGGATGACTACATTGATAGTTTCTGGCACCCGGCCCAGGAATACAGCGATTTTTGATTATTGCAGTTGTACCAGCGTTAACTCGCCGCCAAATACAGCACCGGTATCAATATAATGCAGATTCTCGCGATCCAGCCGATGGCGCAACGGCGTGTGCCCAAACCAGAAGTGATCCGCGCCGCGAATCCCACAACCGTTGTTCATTAGCCTCGAACGGTCCCACAGCACGCGCTGTAAATCGATCTTTTTTAGCCACTGATAATCATCATCCGGGTAATCGGCATGAGCAATAACGTGTATGCCGTTTTGACAATGCAGCTCCAGAATCCAGGGTAATTGCCAACACTCTTCAAGAGCGAATTTCGCTGCCGGTTGCTCCGCCTGCGCATACCACGAGCCACCATTCATAAACCACATGAATTGATCTCCCGTCACCAGCGCGTCCAGCGCCATCTGCTCATGATTCCCCCTGACCGCGACTATCCAGCGTTTACGCAATAATTTCAGGCAACGCAAACTGTCTGGTCCACGGTCGATAACATCCCCCACTGAAACCAGCAGATCCTGCCAGGGATCAAAACGGTACTGGCGCAGTTTAGTCATCAGCATCGAGAAGCAGCCGTGGATATCTCCAACCACCCACACGTGACGCCACTGCGTACCGTCGATTCGTTGATAGATATTGTCAGGTCGTCCCATGTCGCCTCCAGAGTACAAGGGTACCTGGTTATAATTTTAGCAATGATGGTAAAAAAGCCTGGACGATCGAGGGCAGGAGTATGGTATGGTTTATGGAGAATGCAGCATGCGATAAGACGTGTTTTGCCCTGGATGGCATCGCATTCACCACATAAAAAGAGACCGAATACGATTCCTGTTTACAAATCAAAACGTAATAACCTATAAACTTCAATAGGTTAACACCAAAAACCCACTAAAAAACACCTCCTGATACTTACTAATGCACCCATTCAAGATCAATCAGTTGCTATTGGTTTCGTGGCGTCGTCGGGAAAAATTCGGGATCGCATCGAACCAGCGTCAACCCTTATTAAGAATTCATCAATTCACAAAACCATCATCCCGATTTACCTTACAAACTCCTTTTAAATCATTACCGGTGCGCACCACTTTTTCTTCCTGCCCTATACTTTTAGTCTGACATATGGCTGGAGGTTCCTATGTGTGGACGCTTTTCACAGTCAATGACACGTCAAGACTATCTCGCCCTTCTCGCAGATGAAGTCGAGAAAGACATTCCATATGACCCTGAACCGATCGGACGTTTCAACGTTGCGCCCGGTACCAAAGTTCTGCTTTTGAGCGAACGTGACGAGAAACTCTATCTTGATCCAGTTAGCTGGGGATACGCCCCCGAATGGTGGGATAAACCACCGCTAATTAACGCACGCTCTGAAACGGCGGCCACCAGCAGAATGTTTAAGCCTCTGTGGCAACATGGCCGCGCTATCTGTTTTGCTGATGGCTGGTACGAATGGAAAAAGGAAGGCGACAAGAAGCAACCCTACTTCATCCATCGCGCTGACGGCCAGCCAATATTCATGGCAGCGATCGGCAGCATACCGTTCGAACGCGGTGATGAAGCTGAAGGTTTCCTGATTGTTACGTCTGCAACCGACAAAGGACTGATCGATATTCACGACAGGCGTCCGCTGGTGTTGTCACCAGAAGCTGCTCGCGAATGGATGAGGCAGGATGTTGGAGGAAAAGAAGCGGAGGAAATCGCAGCCGACGGTTCAGTGCCGGCTGATAAATTTATCTGGCATGCGGTATCGCGCGCCGTGGGGTGCGTCAAAAAATAAGGTAGTTACTAATTGACTACCTGCGATGATTTACTAAAACCATTGAGTAAACTTATATGCACCTAACCTATTGTTGAGATATGGAAAAATCATCATTCTGGGCTTGCACTGCTTTACCTTTCAGGTAAACTTCAAACATGAGAATGACCCATAACTAACTTAGCAATTGATGTTCCAAGTATCACTTGCTTAGGTAGATTTCAGTGGTAACTGAATGAATAATATCAGTTTAGTTCCCATAGAAGCTGCTAATGACCCGATCCAACTATACGAAGCGTGTGGTTCTCATGGAACCTGTCTTTCAAGAGCTGAATCTATTCTTTCAGAAGGATTCAGGTCAGGCACGCAAGGACGTCGTGGTAATGGTGCTTATCTTTGGTATGCTAAATCAGTAGGTTGCGAGTATGCAACGCAATTGGCACACCACTGGTTCTTATCATCGGTAAAGCGTCAAGAATTCAAAGGTGACGAGGATCAAAGTGAAGCAATTCTATGGGGAAAGATAAGCGCGCCACCGGACGAAGTACTGAATCTTGAGCGCCCTGAATTCCGTGACACTTTAAGAAAAGCCTTAGCTCAGCATTGGACTACAATAAAATCGAAAGATCCAACAGAAAGGGAGGCGCTAGTATGCTCAGTACATCAAATGCTTATTCAGAAAATCGAGGCTTCTAAACCCGTTGGTGTTGTTCTTGCTACTGTACAACCGCCAAAGATGCCTGATGAACTAGCAGGCTTTGTTGGGCAACCATATGCCTTAATAGTTAGAAATTTGAGCTATCTGCACATACTTAGAGATATTGAGAGGGTTCCATCATGAACCGAGAGATGAGAGCAGCAATGGAAGCTGCGTTACAAGATATACTGGCTATGTCACCAGAAGAGTTTTTGGCAGCTGCAGACAAGACAATGTCTGGTGATATTTTTGATTTTTTGATGCTCAGCGGGAAGTTTGAGTCATTCGATTTAAAGCAACTTGAACCCCATCAAATTCAATTTGCTGAGGCTATGCCTGAAAAAATCGTTGATATGTTAACAAAAATGAGAGTATACGATGCCCGAGTTAACGTTATTACTCTTGAATCAGATGAATACGCTTTGGCGGCTTGATCATGAGTGACGAATTCAAACAGCATCCTGTTCAATTGAAAGCGCTACAAGTTCTTAGACTGAACATCGAAGTTCATGACCCAGTGAAAGCATTGAGTGACGATTACTCACTAGTTGAATACTCATTAGAAACTGGTCGTTCAGATTTTGATGAGAGTGACAATACGTTTCATGTGATGATGCGTATTCGAGCAGGAAGGCTAGCAGTTGATGAGAAAGCGCCGGCAGGAAAAAATGCTCTCTTTGCTGCTGAACCCGTTTCATTCCTGGTTGAAGTTGGCGGGGTTTTTGAGGTGGATCTTAGCACGTTTCCACAGAGGCATATTCATCGATTCGCCGAAGAGAATGCCCCACTGATTATTTACCCATATGTGCGAGAACAAGTGTATGGTTTAAGTACTCGCGTCGGTATTAAACATATGCTTTTACCGCTATTCGAAGTGCCTGCTTTTACCATCGTACAAGCCCCTAAATCAGATTAACCCAGCGAGGCTGGGTTTTCTTTCTCTTTCGTAATTTCGTCGAATATTACTTCACTATAAGCAGGTCATTTAGCCTCGTCGTGTATCGTGGGGATAACATTTCCCGTTTCATTTGCCACTGAGGCTGCACACCCTGCCCGGCAAAATACAGCGTTCCCCTGCCATCTTTGGCGTTCAGATGATCCAGTACTTCCATCAGTTTCTCACTACCCGGGCGCGGGGCATTATCATCAAACAAGTTGAGCTGTGCGACGCCCTGGCTGAAGAAGTCTCCGAGCATCACGCCTGCTTTCTGGTAGCGATGCCCCTCTTTCCAGATGGCGTCCAGGCTTCGGGTTGCCGCAGCAATGATATCCCTGCTGTCCTGCGTTGGCGTCAGGAGTTTTATGGATGCGCTGTTGCCGTAATACGGTTCATTGAGAGCGAACGGGGACGTTTTAATGAAAGCTGATATAAACCGGCAGTACTGATGCTCACCACGAAGCTTTTCCGCTGCGCGCGATGCGTAACTGCAGATGGCCTGGCGCATGGCATCATAATCAGTGATGCGTTCCCCAAACGATCGGGAGCAGACTATTTCCTGCTTTGAGGGTGCAAATTCTTCAAGCTCCAGGCAGGGTTCACCACGCAGCTCGCGCACCGTTCTTTCAAGCACGACATTGAAATGTTTACGGATAAAACGAATATCGGTATCGGCCAGTGCCAGTACAGTGCTGATCCCCATAGCTTCCAGTTTTTTACTGATACGCCGTCCCACGCCCCAGACCTCATCGACCGGAAGTGCGGCCATGAGTTTACGCTGACGCTCGATATTGGACAGATCAACCATTCCACCAGTCTGCCGCTGCCATTTTTTTGCCGCATGATTCGCCAGTTTCGCCAGAGTCTTTGTCTGGGCAATACCAACGCCAACCGCCAGACCCGTATTTTGATAAACGGCGTCTTTTAATTCCTGCCCAAATTCCTGCAGAACCCGGCAGTTTCTTACACCTGTCAGGTCACAGAAGGCTTCATCAATTGAATATATTTCGCAGCGGGGAGACATAGCCTCCAGCGTGGACATTACTCTGCTGGACATATCTGCATAAAGCTCGTAATTGCTGCTGAAACAAACCACACCATATCGACGGAATAGGTCCTTCTGCCTGAAATATGGATCCCCCATTTTCACACCAGCTCTTTTGGCTTCAGCGTTTCGGGCGATAACACAGCCATCGTTATTTGACAAAACAACTACCGGCCTGCCTTTCAGATCTGGCCGGAATGCAGTCTCGCAACTGGCATAAAATGAGTTCACATCAACCAGGGCAAACATATCAGCTTGCCGTTTTCACGATAAACGTCACCACCCCAAAGATATCCAGCGTATCTTCGCTGTTTATCGTAATGGGTGCATAAGAGCTGTTTTCAGGAACAAGCATAAGTATTGGTTGTAACTGCAGACGTTTAACCGTGAACTCGCCATCAATGGCAGCGATAATAATATCTCCATGTGCGGGCTTTCTGGAACGGTCGACGACCAGCAAATCGCCATTCCCGATCCCCGCTCCAGTCATAGAATCACCAGAGGACTTCACGAAGTATGTTGCACATGGGTGCTTAACTAATAGTTCATTAAGATCAATACGTTGTTCAACGTAATCCTGCGCTGCGGAGGGAAAACCGCATGGAACAAGATCACTAAATAAGGGAAGCGCAACTATCTGGCGCAGCTCAGCCGGTGAATAAAACTTCATAATAAACTCACTCACATTTATACTGTTTATACATACAGTATATACTGGCATTAAACACAGTAAAGAGGAGTTAAAGCATGTTCGTGGAACTCGTTTATGACAAAAGGAATTTTGATGGGCTGCCCGGTGCAAAAGATATCATTCTGGGCGAATTGACCAAAAGGGTTCACCGGATCTTCCCCGATGCTGATGTCCGGGTTAAACCGATGATGACACTGCCGACGATCAACACTGACGCCAGCAAGCATGAGAAAGAACAGATAAGCCGTACTGTTCAGGAAATGTTTGAAGAGGCTGATATGTGGCTGGTTTCAGATTAAACGCCTTGAACCGTCATATTGCTTAAGTACAATCCGCCGTGACTGGCAATCATTCAATACTCGCACTATCGAACGTTTGCCAGTCGGCCGCAATCATGCTCTTGCATACGGTGTGGTTGCGGCAACCATCATTTTTACGACTGAGCATCCTGCTGATTTTCCTGACGCTCACGTTCAGCTTTTTCCATTTCCTCCTGCATTTTCTTTTGCTTCAGATTCCAGATACTATCATGTGGCATCTCTACACGAACTGAAACGAACTGGTCAGCAGGGATATCAACAGGGTCACCATCATTCAGGCCAGGCAGTTCATTTCTGGCGAATTCCGGAGCATCCGGGTATGTCCGGTGATAAGTTTTTACGTGAACTGAGCCATCATGGGTAATCTCATAGTCCAGCCAGACTTGTGCCTGTTTATTACGATCTACTGGAATTTCAAAACCACCATCAATTCCGCACCAGGATGCATCGGAGTTCATACCGATGCATCCGTTAATCATATACTCTCCAACGCCAATCCGAGAAACGGTCACCCCTTCTGATTCTTCGTTAGTATCAAAGCTTCCATCGTTATAAATTTTAACCACCGGGGAAGCCTTTTTTATGAATCCACCGCTGTCTACAACTGTATTGCCCGTTGTCAGGAACTCTTGCCAGTTATTAATGATATTGTTCGTAATTACCCGAATACCAATATTTCCTGCCAGGGTGATTGCAAGTTGGTTGCCGTAGGTATTATCAGTGTAACCAAACAGATTCATAACATGGTGGTTGCTGTTCAGGAATGTATCCGGCATGATCGACGAAAAAGCATAAAAAATACTATTCCAGCGAATATCCGACAGTGGGCCGTTATAACTCCACCCGGCACCATTTTCTTTCATCCACCCCCCAGAACCAATAGCCATCACTCTCCCCTGTTGTACGTCTTTATCTGACGTTGTGACATTCGCTGTAGCACATGTACCTAGCTCAAGAGAATTACGGGCACCTTCTTTTGTGTTCGAGCCAGTTCCACCCTGTTCAACAGGAACGGAACCATTAACTTTTGTTGCCATATTATTGGCAAGGTATTTCCATGACGGTCCAGGAAAGCTTGAGCCATCAGGAAGCTTCACCGTTATCATTTCAGATGCACTAAACACCTGCTGCCAGTTCTGCTTGTCGTAGTTCAGTCCGCGCAGGGCTTCTGCACTTTGTGCCACCAGCGCCGCGGTGACCATATTCAGCGCCACACGAGGAACAGCAGACCAGGCCGCGCCTGATTGTGTTGGCCCGGTGTAATTACTGACCAGCGTCAGCGCCGTGCCACTTTCCACGGATTTAACCGGGAGCGTATAGGGAACACCACCGACCGTGACAACAATAAAATCTCCTGCCGCCACCTCGGTAGTAAACACAGTCCCGCTGCCAGCGACCGCAGCAGAGTTATTCGTCAGGGTTAAGGTTCCTGCTGACATGGATATCTCCTGAATTCAGATAATAAAAAACCCGCCGGAGCGGGTTATTTTTGGTATTTCATTGAAGGCAATTCGAACGGGTGAAGTTATTTTTATTCACCCATCGCCAGTTAAATGGATAACCGGCTCTGTACTCAGTCTGATTAGCAACTTTTCGCACACCGTAAATCTGCACTGACTGGGGCAGCCCACCAGCCACTAACTCAGCCTGACAAACAGGTTTCTGTTTCTCCAGAACTGGTCCTGAACATGCTGAAAGCACCAGACAGGCAATAACTGGAATAATTATAGTTTTCATTTCGGCACCAGAGTTAATTATTTAAACAAAAAATAACCAATGGCATTGAATAATAAAAATAGTTTTAATAGATCAATATTCTTAAATTGATCGTTTAAATCGATCGGTTTAATCATATGCGGATGTGTTTATCGCCGTTATTACAATCCCGCTATTCGTCGTTCCGACTGAAGAACCACTTGCTGTTGTTGATGAAAGTCCTTTTATTCTTGTTCCCGCACCTTCATTGAAGCACCCCGTTCCCACATCCACAGGCTGGATTATTGGCTGTCCACCAGGTGCTGAACCAGCATGCAGAAGAACAGACCCCAGCCCCATCGGATTTACAGCCCATTTGCCTGGCATGTATGTATCGATGTTAAGCCCACCCGTTGCAGCGCCGGGTGAGCCTATAGTTGTAAGGTCGCTTAATACCCGGGACTCATTCGTAAGTACCAGTGTCCCTTCGGCATCCCATATAGCCACACCCCAGGCCGGAAGCGTAAGCGGATATATGGCAAAAAAATACGCCTCAAGAACAAAAGCCGATCCTCTGTAATTAGACGCATCAACACTGAACGTATTACCAGTTTTTGAAGCTGATATCTTCGCCGGGGCGCTGGTTCGTGCAAATACAATACCCCCCTTCTGACCGTCGATAGTCAGTGACACCGAAGCACTGTTAAAATCCCCCCCCAAAGTTGAGTTTACAGTTACTTTTCGGTAAAGCGTCATTGGTGTGGAATCAGGCGTGATAAAAGGGTTTCCGTTAGGTAATGAAATCAATGCGCCATATTTAGCCATTTATACAGCCTCCGCAAACACGATTAACTGCACCTTCATTGCCGGGTAATCGTTAATACCATCACCACCAGAAGGCTGTATTGTTATGGTGTTTCCTGATGCAATAATATTTCTTTTATCTGTGTAACTTATTGTCCCTTTATCCTCCAGAGTACCAACCGCAAAACCGACCTTTAAACCGGGCTCGAGGTTGAACTGGTAGCTTCCCGTTTTCTGACCTAAAGCAAGATCGATGATTCCCACCACGGTTACAGGTTTAATGCCATAGTTATTCGGGACACCGTCAGCGTCCCATGTCTGAATTCCCCATGTCATCAGAATACCCCTGTTAATTTGCCAATCTGCACGCGGAGAACGCCATTGCCATCTTTAACGCTGTAATTCAGATTGGTCATTTTCGTTGCCCCCTCCCCGGCAACAGCCCCATTCATTTCAAACGTTCCGTCTGATTTCATAATGGTGCCTGTTTGTCCCTGAACATAATTAGCGGAGCGCAGTTCGCCAATTTTTGCCAGAGTGATTTGACTATACTGAATAAAAGCATCGCTGATAAACACCTGACCATTAATAGAAGCAAACGGAGAATATTGTGTATCACCGCTGCCACTCATCAGGACGAACTGATTGGCGTTAAAGCCGACACGGGTGACTACCGGCTTACCCGCTTCGGCCAGCACGGCAATCGACATCCCGGCGTTATACATCACACCGTTTATTCGAACTCCGGTTTTAAGAGTGTAAATTGCAGATGCCCCGGTCGCATCAACCACGGCGGTGAGCTTATCTTCCAGCGCGGCAGTCACATCATTGAACTGCGCCTGCACCTGCGTCGACATTTCAGCCATGGCCTTATCGACCTGCGCAATGGTCGTTTTAACCACCAGAATATCCGCGCGTACCTCGCCGTACTGCGCCCACTGGTGTTCCACCGTTCCATGGGTGGCCAGCGCATTCTGCAACGCGGCTTCCAGGTTGGTATCAATGTCGCTTGTCAGGCGGTCACCGTCTGCAGAAGTCAGGAAGTCATCAGCAATATCGCCCAGGTAGTCGTCAGCATTCGCGTTGGATTGGCCACGAACCCAGTCGGTCCAGCCTGATTCATTACCCGTTCTGTCTACCATCTGCGCGCGGTACCAGAATTCCTGCCCCGCCTTCAGCCCCAGTTGGGTATATGTGTGTTGAGGATACGGAACTCCTGCAAGCAGCAGAGGATTATCCCCATTACCGTTTGCTGAATACTGCAACTCGGTCTGGAGCGTGTCACCTGTATCAGCCGGGAAGGACCAGTCAACCTGAATACCCCAGTTGATTGCAGTGGTACGAAGTCCAATCGGTTTTGGAACTTCACCGGTGCGGCCGGTAAGATGGGTCAACGCAGAGGTGGCCCAAAGGCTAGACGCTCCCCCAGAGTTAATCGCACGGACGCGCACAAGGTAATCACCGGAATAAATCCCGGACACTTCTATATTACGCAGGCCTGTTTCGGGAATATTGATCCACTCATTATCACCACGTTTCCACTGTGCCTGATACGCTACGATATCTGCCTGGGTTTTCCCGTTTTTATCTACTGGCGCATCCCAACTCGCAACCATAGTGGCGATACGCTGTCCCTGGCGGACCGAATCGTAGCTGCTAATTGCGATGTTCGACGTTTGCCCTACCAGGCCTGTCGGTATCAGACTGATCGGTGGCGTATCCAGTCGGGCATTGTTATCAACGGCATCATATTTCGCCCCGTTGTACTCTGCACCGGTGATAATGTAGGTGTTCTCCTCATCGTTAAATGTCAGATTGGTTACACGGAAATACTGGAGGCGCAACTGACCTGCATCGATAACAAAAATGGCATTAGGTAGTGGCTCAGCGGTAAAGGCAGTTGCCAGTATCAGTTGCTGGCCGTTAACCGCCTGAATGGTTCTACTCTCAACGGTACCGCCCTGAGTACGAATCATCAGCGTATCGCCGGCCAATGCGCTTGTTCCCCGATCGGTAGTTACAGATTTTAGCCCGGCATCGTAGTCAGTAATTCGCCCACCATAGACGCGGCCAGACAGCCGTTCATCTGCAAACGCAAATACGGTCCCCGGCACATAAGCGAAGCCATCAAGTCCCGTCTGAACAGTGATAATACGGTCCAGAGAGTTAGAGTAGACGGCCCACCCTCCGCGGCGCTGCGCCTCGCTTTCACGCGTGCATCCGATCGCAGTTAGTTGTGTCTGCTTAAACTTGAACTGTTTCACCAGATCAGGAAACATCACTGCCGTTGTGCGATCCTGATAGTGGTTATCCGGATCACTAAAGTTAATCAGCGCAGAGCTATAGCGGTTCTTTTCACTGCCACTGGAGTACGTTGGCTTACCGACAACAGAAGCGCGGGTGAGTATCTGAAGTTTTGACGTATCAGCTGGCATATCCGAGACAACATTGAACATGTTGTTGCCCCAGAATGTCATGCCGTTAAAACCTGCCGCAATATCCTTAATCACCTGCCAGGCATCAGCCTGAGCCTGGATATAAACGTCAAACATAAAGCGAGGCTCGGTACCGCTGCCCCCTTTTCCATCCGGTACCTTCTGGTCGCAGCGCTGGGCAATACGATATAACTCCCATTTATCGAGCATCGCTGACGTAACCCTGCGACCCAGGCCGAAGCGCGGCTCAGTAAGAATATCGAACCAAATCCATGCAGGATTATTCGTCCATCCCCATTTGAATGTACCGTCCCAGGTGCCGCTGTACGTTCGCGCAACGGGATCGTAGTTTTGTGGTATGCGGATTACCCGGCCTTTAGGTTTACATGAAATCTTAGGGATATTGCTGAATGACTTTGCATTGAATGACACATACAGCAGTGCGGTATGTGGATAACGCAGGCGTGCGTCAATCACTTCAGTGATAGCCTGTACCTGGGTTTTGTTCTGCAACATCTGACTGGTGCTGTCAGCAGTATCCCGGACAACTCGAATCTGCCAGCCAGTGCTAGCTTTGGGAAGATAAATACGGTGGGTTAGTTCATAGAGAGAGCTGAGTTTCTCCGTAACCGTTTTGGTCATTACCGTAGAGTAAGCTCCACCATCAACGGCGAGATCAATATGGTACGTTACAGTAGTGCCGACAATATCCCCATCGTTTTCCTGCTGCTGAAGGCCAGGAACGCCAACTCGTACTAATACGGCGTCGATCTGGGTATTGCTGATAGCTCTAGTCCATGGGGTGACTTTCGTCAGCGATACGCCAACCGTAGTTTCATTCTCGACTGCAGGGAATCCCGGTATTGGTGTCTGGGTCTGTGTGCCAGGCCGGAAATCCCATGACACATTTTCAAAATTCATCGTTCCGTCGGGGTTTCCCAACGGCGTACCGTCCAGGAATATCCGGGTCGCATCCAGGCCACCAGCAAACTCCCCCTCCCCGAGCGCCAGCAGCATGCGGCAGCGCGCCATTGACTGAGCCGAATCGGGCTGTTCTACAGGCGTGTGCTGCTTCTGGCTGCCACCCTTTGCACCAGTGATCGCTTCCATATTACATCCATAAAAAAAGCACCCAATTGGGTGCTTGATATTCAGAAAGGAGTTTTCAGATGTCTTCTGCGACTATGCCAGCACTGATGATGGCGCCGCCAATCTCGCGCTCACCATAAAGAAGCGCGACCGGGTTACCCATCGCAAGGGTGTTCACCGAGCCACCGAAGGCATATGAGGGTTTATTGTCAGGATCGTCTCGCCCCTGTAGTCCTTTTGGTTGGGGAGACAGCATCTGGTAGATACCGCCAGCCATCATTGATGCACCGGACATTACAAGCCCGGCACCGAATGTCAGGCCAACACCTGTCCAACTAGTCATTGCGCCAATAACAACCCCAGCAACAACCATGACAGCCCCCAGAATGGTCTGAAACATACCCGCCTTTTTCGCCCCTTCCATCACTGGCGCGATGCGAATATCGCTTTCCCCGGATAGCTCCTTAAAATCATCAACTCCGATATTGCGTTTCCCGCGGAACACCGCAAACGTCATACCGTTCTTTTTGGCGTTCATCAGGTAACTTTCCAAACCGTCCAGGTTGATGCAAAGCGCCTTTACCGCCTCAGCTGATGTCTGCACCGCCAGCCTGTGAACACGGCCAAACCGGGCTCCAAGTACACCGTACAATCGAATCGTGGTTAAACGCGCCATGGCTGAATCTCCTGCGGTAGCTCTTTGTGACGGACGCAGATCATCGTCCTGTCTTTGAAATAACCTCGTGCATACGGCGTGATGCAGGATGGTTGCCCGTACAGATGGTGAAGCAGCTCGCCTTCCTCGGTAATGATCCCCGCGTGATTCCACTTACTGGATTCAACCTGCATGATGACCATACAGCCTGGCGACGGGTCGCATTCGATAAACCCCTCCCGTTCCCAGTTGTCGAAATACAGGTTGTCCGGGTACTGGCTTTCCCACCATGGGTAATCGACGCGGAAATCGTTAAGCATCACGCCTTGGGTGGCATGCCAATCCATTACCAGTCCCCAGCAGTCATTTGAGCCCAGGATAAACGGACGCCCGATAAGGGGTACCGCCTCCGGCATTATCTCAGCGTATTCGTCACTATCCGGCGCGTAAATACCCCAGACCACGCCGGAGTTATTACACTGCTGGCGATCGAGGTCTGACGGTATAGGCCGTGCGCCGTCGCCCGGGTGGGAATGGATGACACAAATAATAGCCCCGGCATCCTCAGCGCTCGCCCAGTGCTCGCCGTCAATGCGGAAATGCTCAGTAGGGTTTTCGTGGCTGTTCGGTACCGGAATGTATCGCTGACGCCGTCCTGTCTGGATGATGAAGCCGCAGCACTCGCGTGGCGATTCCTCCAGAGCATGCCCCCGGATAGCGTTCATTATCGTTTTGTTCATATTGAAGTCCGGTTATCGGGAGAAGAGAACAGTTGCCGGGAATCCACCAAAATCGAGTGTGGCAGTATTGGGTTCAGCCAGGCCCGCACCAAATCGCTTACGGCAATCGCTCAGGCAACCACCGCACACGTCCAGCGCAGGGTCAGCGACCGCATTCCCCTTCGCATCAAAATATGCTGTTCCATTGTAGGTGCAGCCGTCACCACTTCGGTACTGGCCGCGCAGCGCCCACTCGCACAGCGATGTAATTTGACGGGTGGGAATAACCAGGTTCTGCAAATCCGCTGGGCTACTCAACGACCACGTAACCACCTCATCATCTTCTGAGGTTTTGGTGTCCAGCCAGAAGGTCTGGAGCGTGAACATTGTCGGGTCTGCCGTCGGGTTCACGCCGCCTGGGAAGTTAACCGCGTCCAGATAAACGGCGTAGGTGTCGATGATGCTTACCTTCGCGTTAACCATGTCCTTGAACTGGAGACACAACGCAGTGATGTGGCCGTCGAGGTTTGACACACTGAGCTTTGGCTCGGCGGCCTGGTCGGTCGAGAGAGCGAGGTCAGAAATCTGGAATGGCCAGAAGTCGAAGGTTTTACCATCCCAAAATATGGGCTTTGGTCCAAGTTTAGTCTCATCGCCATTCGCCGCTTCAATCTCGGAAGGTGTATGGGGAAATGGACTGTAGTGAAAACGATGAATACCGCCGCTGAACTCTGAAGCATCCACTTCAACAAGGCGGACTCTGCCACCTGGCGCCAGCATTGCCGCCGTATCAATCAGTGCTGTCATGCTCCACCTCAGGCATAGACGCCATAGGCGCGCTTAATCGTGAAGGTCAGCTCAGCGAATTTGCTGCTGAGTTGGTTCTTTCGCACGGAGTCGGCGACAACGCGGTACAGCCCCTTCTCTTCGCCCGGCGGTGTGATGATGAAAGCCTTAACGGTATGAGCCAGGAGAAAGTCCCGAACGGTATTCACTTCAGAATCAGCGCCCACATGCTTCATCGGTACCTGAATAGCCGTCGAGTTAATGCCGTTCTCGGCTACCTGCTCGTAACCGTCCCCGAACTGCGCAGACCGTATCGTTTGACTGTATTCTACGGCCCCCGCGCCGAGCTGCGAGTGCCAGTTGTAGGTTTCAACTGCCATATTTGCTCCATAAAAAAACCACCCGGAGGTGGCTACTGTTTGAATATCAGGATGTTGTTAACTGATAACCCTGGTTAATGTGTAGACTCAGCCCGTCAGCGGTGGGACGCTGACGCACTCTGGGAAGGAGGGATGGCTGATTACCTCTGGTTAAGGGAATTTAAAATGGGAAAGTTTTCCATCACATCAATTCGGGATATTGACTGGCAGTCAGACCCATCAAGAACAGGAAACTGCAATGTAACTATTGGCCTCAATACGCCCGCGGGATTCACACAAGTCACATTCGATCCAGGCGATATGGACATCAGAAAATCAACTATCGAAGAGCTTGAAAAGGTGGCTATTGAGAAATTCCACGAGCGGCTAAAGTAGCCGTATCGATATAAGCACTAAATTCGTTAATTCGATTTCTGATAACACTCTCAAAGCAGGAAAGCGCCTCGTTCGTGTCACTGACCTGCTTTTTAAGAGCTGAGACATCTTTCTCCAGCGCTTCAATGCGTTCTTCTAAAGTCATAACGTTCTCCTGCCTCTCGGCTATAGATGTAAAAAAGCCCCGCGTTAGCGAGGCTTGGGTTTGGGTTTGGTACAAAGAATCAAAAGTCTTTCATGTCATAGGTGAGAGTATTCTTCCAGTTACTGTCACCCCACGGGTGTTCTTTGATATGCCCGGTTTCGCGCTTAAGCAGGACGCGGGCTTTGTTGATACCACGGTTGAAGTTCGCGCCGATGGAACAAAAGCGCGGAACAAGTCGGTGATCGGCAGCCAGCAGTAGCGGATACACATCCTTGCAGGCTTCGTACATCACGGCTGCTGAGCGCCAAAGATTCGCCAGGGTGCAAAGTTCCTCGTCAGTGAATTGCCGGGGGGTCAGTGCAGGTAATACTTCCTGCTTGCCGAGAAATTCACCTTCCAGCGCCAATCGGTGCACATATTCGATCACGACCGGCAGTTGTTGTGCTGGCAACTCATCGATATGCCCGACATTGAAGCGCTGATGCACATAGCTATACGCTTCCGGGTACATGATGCCGCGCTTACCGACCAACATATTGATTGCATCGCGTAAAGGCGTGCGCTCGTCGGTGCTGGTCTTGCGCGGGTTAACAACCTGACCCTTAGTCCAGTATTCGTAGAGAACGTCGTCACACTCTTCCTGGTACTGAATAACGCGGTTGCGAATATCCGGTTTTACCTTGTTCGGACTGATGGTGTTCAGCCAAGCAGCCAGCTTGCGAAGAGCAAGGCAAATCATCTTTTGGGTGCCACCAGCGGTGGGGATAGAGATTTCCTCTATACCTTTGGCGAAGCGCTGTTTAAGCTTGGTGTACTGCCCCATCCAGTCCATCCCCATCCCCTCAACGATTGGTTTCATCGGTGTGTATGGCTCGCCGTTATGGTTCACGACATACAAATCAGTACCGTGGAACGATACGTTGATGGTGCAAGCTGACTGTTTTATTGCTAAATTACTCATGTTCGATTCCTTCTGCGGACGGACAAATCAGAAGCCCTAGCTATCGCAAGTAGTTGGGGCTTCGTCGTTTCTGGCTAAAAGTTCTTTAATCGCCTTCAACACCAAGTAGTTTATCGATCGATCTTCTTTTTCAGCCAATGCGTACATCCTTTCTCTGAACTCCTCAGGAATGCGCGCGACAAACTTCCATTCACCTTTATTCATATCACCCCTCATGGTGGCACCGTGGAACCATTGATAATTTAGTACCACGGTGCCATCATGTCAATACTAAATTAAAAGTGGAGATGAACATGGCACGTGACGAACCCAAGGTGAATATTCGTTTGCCGCAGGAACTGAAAGATAAACTTCACGCCCTTGCATTGAAAAACAAACGTTCAGTAAATGCAGAAGTAGTGTCAGCAATTGAAAAAGCCGTTGAATTACTGACCGATGATGAGGAGTTCGAGATCCTTAAGCAGGAGCGGGACTCAGTGAATAATGACTTTTGGAAAAACGCGAAAATCACTGACGGCGTTCATCTGGATGAGCGCCTAAAAAGGCTGGATGAAATCGCTGAGCGCCTTGAAAAATTAACCCAAAAGCCCACCTGAGTGGGCTGTGATTAAAGATCCGTGTGAGCTTATGGGTTAAATTGTCTTGGCGTATCCGGTTTTAAACTTCAGCGTTGCATCAACAATATTATTATTTAGATACATGAACATGTAATCCTGATAGCCCACATATGCTCCGTAGCTGTTTTTGGCATTCACACGAACTGGAATGGCCCAGCCATAATACATCTTGAAGTTCTCAGCCATTCCACCTTGTAGATAGGCTTTAGCCGGCGTTCCGAATTGATATTTAGCCGAGTCAGCATCTTTGAGCTTATCACCAATAGTTTGCTTAATTTGCCCCTCGTAATACTGAGGCAGATCCCCATAGTAGGCATTGCTCAGATCAGTTGAAGATGGCGTAGACATACAGCCACTGAGAAGCAGGGCGCCAAACAAAACTACAACACACTTTTTCACATCATCCCCTTGATTATCGTCGTTTTGCATATGATAACCAGGGGATGTCAGAATGTAACGTTCAGAAAGTATCAGCGACTGCTTTTAACGTGCCCTTGGCCGTCGCGATCGCTAGCTCTTCAACTTGACGAAGAGTTAAATCCAACTGGTACGGTAGTTGAACAGGAACGCTAGCAATACGAGTGTAATCATCTGGACCATAGAGCGTAACGCTAGCGCTAATCGCCTTTCCATTTTCGTTGTCATACCAAACAACATCAGAGACCTTTATTTCCACAATTTTCATTAATATTTTCCTCTCACGGCATTCCATAATGGAGTACCAGGTTTTCTTACTTGAGTATTGATGGTATCAACCATTGCATCATTAAGCTGCTTACCAATCGCCGCAGCATTTGCTGATCCGCCTGTATTGGCCTGCCCACCCGAGCCGATATTGATGTCACCAAAGCTGACACTGATAATCGGCACACCTGAGTCGGTCGCCCCTGCCTGATTTCCACCAACAAGCCCGCCAGTAGCGTAACGGCCCAAATTCCCGTTATTCATCAGGCGATAAAGGTTATCAACACCGATCCGTCTAGTGGCTTCCTTGGTGAAGACAAACTCATCTTTATGGACAATGCCTGCTGGTTCGTATTTACCACCCTCCCCAGTATATCCGCCCGAGTCAAAACCGACCCCGGCTGCGGCATTAGTATAAGCTCCACCCGGTGTTGAGCCACCGCCCACAACACTGCCACTGATCCACCCCATTGCTGCTTGCACAGCATAAGCCACCATTAAACGGTTTACGACTTCGGCGATCATCTTCAGCATCGACATACCGAACGCCTTAATGGAAGCCTTTCCTGTTAGCATGAGATCGGTCAGCATGTCGGATAGTCCATTCAACGCGTAACCCGCAACGCTTTTTACTGCGCTGTAGGCATTCGTTGCATCATCCACATAATCAGCCCACCCTTGCTTAGCACCAGCAAGCCAGTTAGACCTCAGTTCATCTTCTTCTTTGTAGGTTTGACGCTGCTGAGCCAACACTTCCCGTTGAGCGGAAAGGTTATCGGCATAAGCATCCGTAATTCGCCGCAGTGTAGCTAGGCGCTCGGACTCTCTTGTAGACAACCCTTCGGCTGCCGACGCAATCTCCTGTCGCTTCGCCGCCTGCTGTTCGGCAAATTTCGTCGCCTGCTGCGCCAGGCCGTTAATCTTCTGCTGGGCCTCAACTTCCTTGTTCTTTTGGTCAACAATCTTGGCAGCGTTAAGAATTGCTTCACGGCTAGACAGGAGTGATTTTTCCTGTGCAGTAAGCGACCGTGTCTTCGAAGCCTCATCCAGCTCTGCAAAGCGTGATTGCTGCTTGCTGAGTTCAGTATTTTTGGCGTGGACATCACCGGTCTGCCGCAGAGTTTCGAGAGTTTCCGTTAACGTTCTGGACTGAGCGCGGTAGTTCTCCAGGGTTCGGTCGCCAGCCTCAAGAGTGGCTTTATCCTCCTTTGTCTTTTTGGCAGAATCTTCAGCTAACTTGGATACCGCATTCTTCGACTCACGGCTGGTGCCGCCATCGCCAGTGATACCTGCGCCCCTTGCTTCAGCCTCATAATTGGCCTGCGCATTGGGTGCTGTGACGCGCTTCCATAGCTCATCGTAACGTTTTTTATTCGCCGAGATCTCTTTGTCGGCTTCAATCCCGGCCTTTTTCATTGCCTCGACATCCATGCCAAGGAAATTAGCTAATGCACCGCCACCTGGTATCTTTTCTGCCCAGCCAGCAACAGTTCCTGTGAACTTGGCATCAAGGGATGTGATGTTGAGAAACAGGTCTTTTATTGATGCTTCTACCAGGTTAAAGATATCGATAACCTGGTTTCCCCAGGCCCGGACAGTAATCCCGATAGCATCAAAGGTGTCTGATGCGGTTTTCTTTAACCACTGCCAGGTCTGTCCGATGTTATCCGTCGCCTTATTCGTCTCCTCAGCGCGTTTAGCCATAACATCAGCGTAAAGTTGAATCGCCTCCGATACTGCAGCCTCTTCACCCTTCTGCTTACGCAGTTGGATAATGTGCTTCATCATGGCTTCATCAACAAAGCCATACTGCTCATTCAGACTCGCCAGGCCTTTTACCGGGTCGCTGACAATCTTGCCGAAGTCGGACATTGCCGCTTTGGTGTCGCTGCCAGCCTTACCCATCAGGGTGATGGACGTGGCGATTTGCTTCATCTGGCTGGCAGTGTACTTACCGGTATCATTCAGCGTAACCAGGGTATCGACCGTCGAGCTGATCGAGGTGTTGGTCTTGCCGGCCACCTCTTCAGCAGCCTGATTGAGCTGCTGCATTGAGGCAAATCCGGCGCCCCCCATCATGATGACCGAACGGGCCACCTGATCGAACTGTTCAGACGAACTATACGCTGCGGCAGCCAGTAGACCGGCAGTGCCAACCAGCGCCCCAAGCGCGATGGTGGTCGGGCTGATCAGGCCTGCCATGCTGCTAATGTAATCGCCGACGCCCGTTAGCGCCCCCTTTACACCACCAAATGAATCTTTAATCTGCCCGCCCTGCTGTAGCAGGATGAGGAACGGAGACTGCCCGCCAGCCAACTGCGTTGCAATATCAGTAAACTGCGCAGGAAGCATGCGCAGCGCCTGGTTGTATTGCCCGATGGAGATACCCGCACGACGTGCGGCTAACTCCTGCCGCGATAGCGCCTCAGGTAGCACGTCGGCCACGCCAGAGAGCCGCTCGCGAGTTTGATTGAGGATGCTGTTGAAGTGCTCGAATTGAGCGCCATTGATGCGCCCAGCTTCGAAATGCGCCACCAGCTGCGCGTGCTGCTCATCCAGTGAGTTGAATGCGCGGATCGTCGGGTCGATAGAGCCCAGCAGGTTCTTCAGCGCAGCGGACTGCTTCTCAGCGGCCTGAGTCGCTGCCAGTTCGGCTTGTGCCCTGGCAGCAGCTTCGCCGGTATCCGTCAGCTTTAGCCGCGTATCGTCGAGGATTTTGTTGTAGTGCTGAAAATCATCGGTATCCAGGAAGCCTTTGGTCTGGAAGTTACGCAGGGCGGCCTGCTGTTCATCCAGCCGGTTAAGCGCCTTGTTTACCGGGTCGATATTCTCCAGCAGGCCTTTCAGCGCCACCTGCTGCTCTTTGATACCTTCGCTGCCCTGCTTCGCAGACTCAGCACCAGCGCGGAATACGCTGTTGAGGTCATCAGCTTTGCCTACGGCACCCGCCGCGGCTTCACCGAGTTTATCCAGTTCATTGCTGGCTGTTTTCAGATCGGATACGTCAGCACGCAATGTGATCGAGGCGATTTGGTCACTCATCAGGCCGTCTCCTTATGCATCACTTTGAGAGCCTCGCTTTCCATGATTCGAATATCAGCCATGCAGGCCGCCGCATCCTCAACCCCGTGCAACTTAAACACCCAGGGGAGAACGTTGTAATCAAGACCGGTCGCACCGCCCGCGCCGACGCGCCATTGGGTCGCCAGTGCGGAGAAGACGGTAAAGGCCTCCCATACGGATGGCAGGATCCCTACCTCTTCCTCCACGTCCTCAGGCGTTAAACCAAAAGCGGCTAACTCCGCGAGCGTCGGTCCCGGTGTATACAACGCTGCGGCGACCTGCCTCAGTTTTTTTCGCGCAGTCCCATCAGCTCTTTGGTGTATGCCAGCCCGATGCTGTCGAACGCGCGAGGATAGTTCTTTAGCAGGACGATCACGTTATCTCGGTTGAACTCATCCGGCAGTGCCCAGCCTTCGACAATTTCCATGAGGTAATCGGCCTGCGGCTCAATAGCATCCTTTTTACCTTCAGCGGCCTTTTGCAGCTTCTCGTCCATGGAGCGCAGCTCTTCCAGCGTCTTATGGCGGAAAGTGAAGGTCAGCTTGCCGTCTTCGGCGCCAGCGCGTGGGATGCTGGCAGTAACGGAAAAAGTTGGGTTCGGGATCAGGGAGAATTTGGTCATTTGTTTATCTCGGTAAGGCCCGGATTACCGGGCCAGATTAATCAAGTAATGCTGACGGTGCATCCGGCAGAAGTGAGCGTCTTCCCTGCGGCGTCGGTAACTTCACAGGTATACACCCCAGCATCAGAAGACTGAGCGGACGGAATGTTGAGCGTGGATGCGGTTTTGCCCGGAATGGCTGTGCCGTCTTTCTTCCACACATAGGTGTACGGCGCGGAACCACCCTGCATGACCACCGACAGATCCAGAGCTGCATTAGCAGCAACAGACTTGGTTGCTGGCAGGTCAGTCAGGAACGCCAGAGGTGTAGCGGAGGAGTCAGCGATCGGGTAAATCTGCATATCCGATTCGAAGTTCATGCGCGCTTCATTACTTTCAACAGCGTTGATTTCAGTACGTGGTACACGCTGGAACGATACTTTGGCGGAGTAATAACGATCTGCTTTGCCGCGCGGATTATGGAACCAGACCGCCGTGGTGTCGCTGGAGTCATCCAGGTCGATGAGACGTTTATAAATCGCCAACTGCGGGTCATGCGCGAAGGTGTAGACCTGTACCACTGCGTTTTTGAAAGTCGGGATGGTACGGGCCTTATCATCCTCCAGGAACTGGACACTGATAGTCTGCTGGTCGCCGCCTTCAGTGGACAGCGTCATGACCTGCGGCATGGTGATCCACGAATCGATTTTACGCAGCGTGCCTGCGCCGGTGCCCGCCGGGAATTTCTTGGTATCGGTGGTATCAAACGCTTCCAGCACGATTTTCGTACCGGTTACTGACTTGACACGCACCACCATGTTGTCAAGCTTCAGCCATCCTGAATTAACCTGAACAACATCGCCCGCGAGGATGCCAGCCGCAGAGGCAACGGTCAGTTCGCATTCCGTCGCATTGGATGCCGCAGTGAAGACAATCGGCGCAAGATACGCCTTGGCCACGTTAACACGCGACCCGTTAGGGATTGCGAATGCCATAGCACTCTCCTGAATTTAGGTAATAAAAAACCCGCCATATGGCGGGTCAGTAGTCAGCGCGGTACTGCATGCTGACGGGAATGGTGTAGGTTATGGAGCCGCTGCTGCCGTTTGGTGCAGAGGTCGGACGGTCCTGTATTGGTGAACGAATCTGTGGCGGCCCGTTGATGTAAGTCGTGAGGTCACCATCCACCAGCGGTAGCCCTTCGGGGAAAGCGTCAGCGATGGACTGAGCCAGTCCTCTGGCCTGAGTCACGCCGCTACCCGCCGGAGCGATGATGTTGAGTTGGAGAATGCCCTGATAGGTTCGCAGCTGGCCTTCAAGATCCTGCCCTACAGTTTGCGCCGGTAAAACATAAACGCGTCCGTAGGGCGCATTATCAGGTGGAGTGAACGCGATGTTAGGCCAGGCAACTGGCAGCCCGAGCGAAGAGCAGATTGCCGCAACGCGACCTTCCAGCAGGTCAGCGATCCGCATTGACTGGTCACAGGCCATTGCGCACCTCGCTCATTGCTTCACGAAACAACTGTGCAGCGTCCAGCGCAGTTATGCCAACCATGCCGCCAGGAGCCTGTCCAGAATGCCCATTCTCCAGAGCTACGGCATAAGGCAGGTTATTGGTGAAGTAAATCGAGCTGACCTGTCCTACCCGGAACACCTCGAGCACTGCCAGACCGCGGGAGTTGGAACCCTGGCCGGAAGCGTCCGGTGTATCGTTGGATTGGGTCGGCTGACTATCAAATCCCACGTACCAGTTATTTTTGAAACGGCCTCCAACATACCCATCAGGCTTTTTGATATCCATCGAGTCATTAACACGCAGCCCGCGCTTAAGTCGCCCTGACTTTGTGAGGTTGTCCGGGTCATCACGCAAAGCCGCGTTATGTTCACGAACCGCAGTGTTGTACGAGGTTGCCGTCTGGTTCATCTGCCAGATATCCGGCTGCCCGACGGGCGATATATCCACCAGCCGCCCAAGTATTTTGATACCTGTCCGGCGCACCACCTGGTCTATGTCCTCCTTTGAGCCATCGACGAACAGCTGAATAGCAGCCAGGAACGGCTGATTAGCAGTGTCAGCCATAGTTACGCCCTCAACTGGATGTTGTACGAGATAAGCACGTCTGCCGGCTTAACCGGATTCGGCTGTACCACACGCCACTTTTGGCCGTCGATATCAATGATGTCACCGATGCGCACCTCAGTTTCAAACGTGGCCGCCAGCTTCTTATCGCCTGTAGCGATCAGAGAACCATCGATTTCGCGGGAGGAATATTCGGTGATAACGCCGGTGACGGTCGCAGTGATTGCCGGAGTGGTGACCTCTTTGCCGAACTGATCGCGAGTGGTAGTACCGCCTCGGGTAAGCTGATATGCCTTCCCGTTCTCGGTCAGCAGCCGAGTCGCGGTGTTGCGCATGCGTCGGTAGTCGATTGCCATATCAGGCCTACCAATGGCAGGCGCTAAACACGCCCATGTGTGCGGTAATGGCTGAAATCACTACCCCGACCACCAGACCTACAGCGAAAATAAATCCAGCGCTATCGTTCATCGTTACCCCCTTTCGATTCGGATTTGATTGCCGCCCACCACCAGCCCACGCAGCGAGGAATAAAACCAGGGGAACGACGGGGCTGCCTTGTTTGTGCCCGGTTCGTACTGAACTGTCACAGCGCCCTCGACGCGCTCCATCGTAACTGCGCCACCACCGGCAACCGAAGGCGCTAAGTCAATCTCCTGCGACTCGATAGCCAGGCGGCACTGCGCGTCAACCAACCGCTGTGGAATAGCATCATCCGGCAGGTCAACGCCATCAAAGCGCACGCCCGAGCGCGGCCACGACAGCGGCTGCGATATGCTGGAGCGCTGGCCGCGCCAGATCTTCCCTTCCAGATAATCCATCGCCTGCATCAGCATCTGGCCGCATTCGCCGTCATCGGCAGGTACTGTGTAGCCGCGCCCGGTCGCAAACGTGCGCAGGTCGACAACGCTGGCGTAGCTGTTGAAGTCAGGCGATTTGGGGTCGGCAACCAGCATGCTTACTCCTCCAGACGCCAGTCCAGCGCCAGCCAGTTATCCACTTCTTCAGGGTGAACCTCAGCACTCAGCGGGCCGCCGGGGAACTCTGGGGTATCTCGCACCATAGCCACCAGCTCAATACCTGGCTGGTCCTGCTGCTGGTCCTGCTGCTGGTCCTGCTGCTGGTCCTGCTGAGCAGGAGCATGTTCAGCGCCGTTCTGCACCGCAAGCTTTTCAGCCTCACGCTGCGCGCGCTGCTCTTTGGTCAATCCGGCCATTGGGCCTCCTTAAAAACAAAGGGGCCGGAGCCCCAGTGATTAACCCATGATGATGGCGGAGTGGCGGCTCGCGATAGACGCAGTCCCCCAGGCCAGACCAACTTCGTAACGCACCTGGCGGTACTGGCGGTACAGAGCGATCTGGAAGGTGATACCAGAAACAGGGTCAGTAACGTTCATCACATCATCGGCACTATCGCCACCTTCCGGCATTGCCGGGGTACGGCACGCCAGCAGGAACGCATTTCGATCAAACGCCATGTTTGGTGCGAACTCACTTAGGACGGTTACCGCAGCCTGGTCAGCCAAATCTTTGCGCAGGCCCGGTGCACTGATGGTGATGCTGGAAGACGTTGCCGCCACAACCAGGTACTGGTTGTCATCGCCGTCAAACTTCACCGCAGTACCAACAGCGATACCACCAGTACCAGCAGAGATAGCAACGATGATGTCGCCTTCTTTCTTCGCACCGTTGACTTTGTAGCCAGCTGCGGTGCTTTTCGCCGTACGCTTGATGTTGGCGGATTCATGCAAGTTGAAGCCCATCACGCGACCGATTACGCCTTCACGCAGCAGTTGGTCGGTACCGGCTTCGTTCGCTTTGAACAGAACCGATTGCTTACCACGAATGGAAGCCATCGCTTCGCCACCCAACACCATGCGAAGGTCGGTAGTTGGCGCACCGTTATCGGTCAGGATTTGGCGAGCGTTCGCTGCGTCAGACAGGTCGTCTTTGATACTAAACGGCGTATCTTTTGGCGTACCTACGGCACGGGAAGAGTTGAAGAACTGGGCTGCCAGATCTGCATCCACTTCGTAACTCAGCGCGCGAAATGCTTGTTTAAACTGGTCAGCCAGGATGATGTTGTAGGTACCAGATGGGCCGACTGCGAGCTGCTCTTCACCATTCCATTTGACCGGGGCCATTTTGGATTTGGTGATCTGCACGTTCACGGTGCCGATGTTCTGGTCTCCATCGTTCGGAGCAGTCGCCCCTGGAACAATATCAGTCGTAGTAGCCTGCGGTGCCACTGGTGCAGTGACGGTCTGACCTTTAGCAGCAGCATCGGCTTTAGCGTTGCGAGCCACTGCCGGGATGAAGCCAACCTGCTCTCGTGAAACCACGTCCAGTGCGGTGTAGATGGTCGGGATGAGACCAGTAAGGGTATTTGACATTCAGGTTTCCTTTCGATTAATCGACGATGGTGACGCCGTCTTTCAACGCGGTTTGCTTACCCACGTCATCCAGAGCATCGAACGCACCACGCTTCATGGTTTTTTGCCCGGCCTGATGCTGCGACTGATGGGAGCCACCGCCGCTATTGCCGGACGCTTTGAGGATGTAGTCTTTCTGCGGATGCAACTCGACCAGAGATTCCAGCGCTTCGTCGAAGCCTGCCAACTCGCCGGGCTTGGTGCGGGAGAATACTTTGTTGCCCTTCCCGTCGTACGCCACGACCTTGCCGTCTTCGATTTTGAAGTTCTGGCCGAAGTGGGAGCGCACGAACTCAGCCGGGATCGCCATCTTCTCGGTGATGAACTTAGAGCCACCGAAGCGGCCGCCGATCATCTCGTCGTAGAGCTGGGTTTCCAGTTTCTGGCTGCGCTCATTGGCTTCGTCCAGTTGCTGCTGGAAGACCTTGGTGATTTCGGCTTTAACCTGGTCAACGGCGCCAGCGTCGATCAGCTTTTTCTGGTCGATTTTGGTCATCATCTCCAGGGCTTCAAGCGCCTTGGTCGGGTCGGTGATGCCAGCGAATTTGGCGAGACCGGCTTCCGCCGCTTCCTTCGCCTCACGGTGAGTTTTCGCTTCACCATTCAGCGAGGTGATTTTGGTCATCGCTGCGACCGCGTCGAACGGGATTTCTTTGCCGTCGTCATGGACGTACACAGGCATACCGTTTTCAACGACCACATTGCCGTTAGCATCGAGTTTGAGTTTCATTGTTTTGCTCCAGCCTTCCGGCCATTGGTAATAGGTCATCCGACCCGATCACCGCGTCGCATCCGCTCAGCGGCAGGCATAAAAAAGGCCACCCGAAGGCAGCCTTGAGTTGAATTTTGTAATGCTCAGAGCTTATTGGTTATTTGCTCTGCGATTTTTGCGTCTTCTTCTGACAGCTCACCAGATAAGGCATAGGCAATCATCGCAATCATGATGAATTTGCGCTCAGCATCAGTCAGGGTGACAGTTTTGTCTTTCTCGTTTTGCATGGTTAACCCTCAAACGCCGACGCATCCACGCGGCGCAGTTCATCCAGGGTGAGGAACTCCCCGGCATCGTTAAACATCTCCGGTACCGTGATTTTGCCGTCACGCAGCATCATCGCGCGGGTAACGCCCAGCACCTGCTCCTGCCGAGCGTACGGCTGCCGGGTAAGCCAGTCGGCGTAACTGGTGTGCGCAGGAATCTGGCCGTCCATCGAGGCGCGTGTGGCGCTGCTCAGTTCGCCAGAGGATATCTGCAACTCTTCCCACGATTTCGTAATCAGGACTTCGCCGGAACGACAGCAGAAGTGGATTTTGCCGGGTCCGCGTAGATACGGGACCACATGCCCCAGCGGCTTGCCGTCGAGCGTGTAGAGCTTGCGGTCGCGAATGATGCACCACTGACTCGTATGAGTATCAAGCGTGGAGGACCACTGCTTGGCCTTCACGATATCGCTGTTGGCCCGGGCGAACTCCTGGCGCGCAGTGGCGGCCATATGGTTCACCGCAGTGCGTGTCACGACGGCAAGGTCGCGGCGGGATGCGTTAATCACCCCATCTTCACGGTTGAGTTTCGGCGTACCAGCGATGCGCCTAACAATCTGCTCTACCGTTTCACCCTGGAGGAAACCGGAGCGTACAGCGTTAGTGATTTTGTCCAGTCGATCCGATTCAAGCTTCTGGCCCCACTCCTTCAGCAATCGCCCCTGGAAGGGCTGCGCCACTGCCGCAGCGTAAACCTGCTCGGGTGCGATGCTCTGGAGCGGAACATGCTGGAGAATCTGCTTGGGTATGATGCTGCTGAACAGGTCCAGCTGATACCCGGCTTCATATTCAACGTAGCGCGTCAGCTCACGCGTCAGCGCAGCGTTAACCGGTTCGTAGGCCTCTGCGTTGAGGTCACGCACACCAGCGAGCAGCGACGCCAGGCGGCGGGCGCTGTACGTATCAGCTCGCTTGCCGTCCAGCAACATCAGCAATTTGGCAGCCAGGTCAGTATCCATTCTGTTCAGCAACGCAACCATGCGCCGAGCGACACCGGTGCCGTAGCGCGTCACATAAAGGCCATGCGCTATGGTCTCGTCCTGGAGGCGATCGTTTACGGAGCGGGCCATGTCACACCTCGTCCAGTGGTGGCTCGGTCAGTGAAGCGGATTCAGTAAGCAACTCGCTCAGCACTTTGTCCGGATCGGCATCCGGGTCAATCAGGTTGAGCTTCTGAAGCGCCTTTATCGCATCGACACGACGAAGGTCACCACCCTGGCGCAGGGACTGAATGGCCAGTGCCGCTGGAGGATTGAACTCTTTCGACTCGACATCCAGTTCGGTGCGGACATCTACGTTACCGCCTTCTGATTCACCGATATACTCAGCCATGATTTGCAGGATGTTGTCGATCGCATCTTCCAAGCTGGTTGCCATGGTGTAGAGCGGTGACTGCTCCTGCATCTTCTCCTCTGAGGTCTGGTCAACAGACTTGGTTGAGGTGTTGTCAGTGCGCAGCAGTTTCGCGCCTGCCTGGCGCATCTGCTCCACGAGGTCAGCCAGCGACTCTTTGCCAGCACCGATAGAGGAGCCTGTGTGCTCAACGTATTCGAGTCCCTGCTTTTGTCGGTCACTGAACTTTGTCGCCGAAGAAGAGCCGATGACCAGTTCCTCTCCATCTTCCAGACCGAACACAGTCAGCAACGGCACGCGCGCTACATGCAGGATGTTGTCCTGCTCGCTCTGGCTCTGCCAGTGCTTAACGTTCAGAAGCGCCATGTTGAGCAGCGGCGGTGAGCCACACATAAAGCCAGTGCGCTTGGTATAGAGCGTGACCAGCGTGATGTCTTGCCGGGATGTTTGCCACTCCTCGTGTAGCGACCAGCTCGCCTGGCCGTCGGCACCAGTGGCCTTGCGGTAAATCTGCACCTGCCCGGGCGTCAGCAGGCGAATCTGTTCGACCTTCGTCTGCCCAAAGTCGTCGCCATCCTCCACCACGATCTCTTTGATGCGCAACGCCGTGAGCTGCACCTTGCCGCCGACCATCTTCGACTTCCAGCCGATAACCTGGCGGGGGTTAAGCATCGTGACGTATGGCCGCGCGCCAGTAGCTTTCTCGTCAGCCTTAGTCTTCACCTGTTCGGCATCTATCCGGGGATAATCCACCAACGCATGGGATAGTCCATACTGCATCGCCAGGCCGAAGAATGACTGAGCCCAGACATCGAGGCGCGTTCCCTCTAGGTCGATGTTCTTCGCAAACTCGCGAAGTTGATCCGGAACGTTCTCGGCCAGCTTAATCGGCTCGGCAAATACTCGCCCGATGTTTTGCTTAATGGTCTCTTCGTAAGCGGGCAAAAGCGTGGCCACGGAAAGGCGTTTTTTGTAGTCCTCTTTGTTTTCTTTCGGCCAGCGCGGGAGATATGCCTCGCCCAGTTGTCGCATATACAGCGTGCCGCCCATCAGGGCATCGTTGATATCCCACGCCTCGACCATGTTCCCATAGTCCAGATTGGGTGTTGAGATGTCAGGCATGGAGTTACATCCGTAGTTGAGTGACTTTTCCGGTGGGCTTGATGATCGGGAATTGCTTCACGATGAAATAGCCACCAGCGTCGTTTGGGTGATCGTTGTCGGCTGATTTATCCGGCTCGCCGTTTGCCGCCCATACCTGCTGTTCAAGGCTGTCTGTATAGACCGGGCAGCGAGCGACGTTAACTTTGTAGCGGCGCTCACCGTTGCCGTTGCAGAACATGGCATTCATGGAGTTGATGCGATCCTTTACCGGCGGGTTGGCGGCGTTCACCACCACGCTGAATCCAGCCTGCTTGAGCTGCGCAATATCGGTGGCGCTGGCGTTATTGGACTTGCGTGAATCGCCGGAAGCATCCGGATAGATATAAATCTGCCTGGAGGCAACATAGCGCCCGCCCTCGTAGCGCCAGAACTCTTCCTGGATACGCTTTATCATGGCTGGCGTGTCATAAACTTTTATCAATTCACGTACCGCGCGCGGCTCGCCATTGCGAAGGACGTGGATGATGGCCGCCATTTTGCCAACGTTAAAGTCCATGCCGATGTAGAGCGGTTCGCCTGCCTGTTCTTCATCAGTACAGTTATTCAGACGTCGATCGAACTGGTGATAGATGGTGCCGCTGGTCAGGTTGGTGAAGCGCCCCCTCAGATACGCCTTAATCAACTCCGGCGGGTAGGAATTCATCAGCGAAGGGATGTAATCTGTGGGCAGGTTCTTCGCGTTGTCGAACGTGCTGGCCTGTATCAGACCGTACAGGGCTGAGAGCTCTGGCTTTTCACGTACTGCCTTCACAAATTGCTGGTAAACGAATTTGAACCCTTCCGGCGTGGTTGTGACGTCAATACCGTTACGCAGCCCATCAACCTTGTAACGCATACGGGCGATGATTTTTCGCCAAGCCTGTTGCGCTTTGGCAGCCGCCATGACATCCAACTCATCCACCATCGCGTTACCGATTTTGAAACCAACTATCGAGCCTGGCTTCTCCATCGAGCGGCAGATTGTTGTCCCGCGGTACCGTCGCCCCTCGTAGAAGTGAACCTCTTTGTTCCCCTCATTGATTTTGACGCTCAGCCCCCAGTCAAAGGCCACCTCTTCGATCGTCGGGTAGAAGATGTCACGAATCTGCGGGTACGTCGGCGCGAAATAACCCTGGTTGATTTTCGGGTGTTCCCACATCCCTTTGCAGATGCCGCCACAACCCACCCACGTTTTACCGGAACCGAACCCGGCAACGTAGGCTTTAAACTTGTGCTCCATCGCGAGGAAGCGAGCCTGTGGGATGTTAAGTGTCGGGCTGATCCCCATCGTCCGCCCTCGCATCTACTACGTTGATATTGATATGAACAGGTGTAGGTTCATCATCCTCGCCATCGCCGGCCAATTCTTTACGGAGTTTTTCCACTTCCAGTTGCCGGCGCTCGATTTCAATCTGTTGAAGTCGCTGCGCAAACTCACTATCAGCCAGGCCAAGCCGCTTCATGACGGCTTCATACATCCGTTCACGGCTTATCGCGGTAATTTCCACACCATGTTTGCCGAGCTTCACGCCGGAATAAGCCAAGGCAGCATCAGGGGGAAGTTTTCGGGTATCAGCAAAGTATGGCTGTCCGATCCCGTCACCATTGCAGCGCGGACAGGCAGGGTTTGGCTCCCGGTTGTGGTCGTAGCCATAACCTCCGACGTCTACCGGCTCTTTGCCCTTTCGCTCAAGGGCTTTAAGCCGTTGCTCCTCGAACTCCACCATGTCACGCCACTGATAGTGATGACCGAAGCCCCAGCAGTAACGGCATGCGCCACGACGATACTGTGAAAGCTGGTTTGCATCGAAGGTGGCGAGCTGCCACATCTGCGCGAGGACCTCATCGGCACTGCCAAGCGTGCGCGCAATGGAGGCTTTCTGCTGCTGCGCAATGGCCTGTGCAACTGAAGTTTTCTTAAGGAGTTGATAGCCGATTTGTTCAGCTGATTTTTTACTGTAGCCAGCCCGGATAGCTGCCTGTGTGGCATTACCATCCTTCAGGTACTCCGCGACAAATAAGCGCTGCTGAGCGGTAAGTCCATCATCGTCCACCAGCTCTTCTGCGCTTTTATCTTTCTGCGCAGTGCGCATTTTTTTATGCGCAGGTTTTTGCGCAGTTTGCGCAGAGGGTTTCTTGATGTATCGACGGGCGGTGGCGTAATTCAGTCCCTGCGCTTCACACCATTCCTTTGGTGATACGCCGGTTGCGGCATGTTCGGACAGGAACCGTTGCTGAAGCTCGCCCCAGTCCGGTTTTGCCATAGTTCTGTTCCTAAGGTTATAGCCATTAAAAAAGCCACCCGTAGGTGGCCTTTGTGATGGTCATATAACAACTTCCCCTCAGAACGGGGAGTTATTCACTTTCCAAGTCTAATGCATCCTGAATTGCATCTGCCAGCTCAGACAGTTTGCTAGCCGCAAAATCTAAATCTTGATACATCGTCCCACCAGATGAGTCGCCGGACGCCGAAGAAGCTGATGCCTTAGCAATCTCCAGTGCCGCTTTAACCGCAAGTAAGCGTTGATGCTCTTCTTTCGAAACCCCAGGATCAGTCAGACCAAAATACCCTTCAAGCATTTCATTCTCCTTTTACCACAGCCTATCTGTGTCTATTAGAAGATTGGGGCCAAGAATAAAATATCAACTGTGGCAATACATTATCCAAGCCCCTCAGTGAAGAGCTTCTGTAATGCGGTCAGGCCTGCGCCTTACTGGCAAGCTCAACCAAATCTTTGAAGTCCTGGCACATATCCAGTCGATGACCATGATCGTCGACAAAGTTATACCCTTTGAATAGCTCTACGATTTCCTCGGGACTTTTCCCATTCAAACGAGGAAACTGCTTTGATTCGTCAACCTGTTTCATCTTCAAATCTCCAATCAGTAGGTTATGACCAGGCCACTTCAACGCTGGAAATTGCATTCCATAGCAGTGGCATTTATCAATACTCTCGGGTTCCTTCTGCCGTGCACACAGCGCTAATGAATGCACCGTCAAAAGGTCAGTATTTTGATGCCCACATCAAAAAAGCTGGCTACCCTTATCGCAAAGTTGGCTAACAGCTAGCGGGGATTCGTCCCCGCTTTTTGCCACTTCCCGTTATTCGACTGTCTCACCGAGTCGTAAATCCGCTCACACGTCATCCCGGCGCGGTAGCGTTCGTCAGCGATTCCAGCATAACGTTTAGCTTCTGCTGCAATATCTCCGAGCATGTCGGCGAGCATTCTGGCGTCGGCGTCGGTTGTTTTGCTTCTGACGGCAGCGGCAAGATTTGCGGTGTGCTTTGCGGCGTCCAGGCGGGCGGCAAGCTTTGTTGCTTCGGTGCGCAACTGGCTAACAGTGGCAGACAGGCCAGCAGCAGTGGCTGCAGATTTAGCGGCTTTCGCTTGTGCATCTTTTACAGCCTCATCACGGGCGATAATACGCCCTTGTTCAATCATTCTGGCAGCGGTCTGCGCGTTCGCTGTTTGCGATGATTCCGCGCTATCACGTTCCGCCCACTTTTTTTCCCAACCGCGGCTGCTCCATACACTACCCGCGATGAATGCAACGGCCACCAGCAGCGAAATGGCAATAAACTGATAGCGCAGGTTCACTGGTCTATCCCCCAGCATGCCAGCGCACTTTCCTGGTCCCGTCGCTCTACCTGCCCATAGCAGCCATTTTTCTGGCCTTTGGTCAGGCGACAATCGCGCCCGCCGTCTTTAATCCACCAGCGAATAGCATCACAGGCCCCTTTACGGTCGCCTGCATTGATGCGCTTATAGAACGTAGACGGGAAACATTTTCCGGGACCAATGTTGTAGGGGCAGAAAGACGCGATCCCGGCTTTCTGTGGTTCGGTCAGTGGTACTTTGATATTTCGGTCAACCCACGCCAGCGCCTTGTCGCGTTCTATGGCGTTCACTCGGGCGCATTTCTCAGCAGACAGCTTCATGCCCTGAACTACTGGCTTACCATCAACCATCGTGGCGCCACGGCAAATAGTCCAGAGCCCGCCGCCGTCTCGATACGCCTGCTCGCTATTACCCTCCTTCTCATCCAGAAACTGATCGAGAATCACGGGCGCGGATGCCCCGGCAAGAATCAAACCAACGACCGCTGCGCTCAGCTTATTCCTCAGCTTTGGTGGCATACCCATTGCGCCGATCCTCCCGTTCTTTCCAGCGGAAATACCAGTTCACTGCACAGGTGATTACCGTACATGCGATACCGACAATAATTGCCCAGTCGCTCAGGCTTAACCCTGCAATTCTGTCGGCCAACATCCAGGACACCTCTTTTGCTGTTTTAGCTGTTTCGGCATATGCCTTCGCTGATACACCGCAGCCGGTCAGAGTGGTGCCTGTTCCATATGAAAGTCTGCTGTAAATGGTGCTCATTCTGGTCATAGCCTCACCTCCGATTTTTCGGATGGCGCTGTGTGTTTGAAAAGGGTCAGGCTTCACGGGCTGGATTTATCAACAAAGCACGTAGCGGATGATTCCCGGAAGCCTGAAATAAAAAAGCCCCAGCGGGTGCCGGGGCTTGAAGTTGATTTGAGTTGATTAATCAAGTCGTTCGTCAGTACATTTAAACAGTACTCGAGATTTAATCAGTGCGTCCACGCCAGCAAAGGCATTATCTTCTTCTGGGTACGGAACAGACAGGGTATCTTGCTTATCGATGGTAACCATCAATATCCCCGCTTCTTTCCAAATGTAAACTTCCACATAGACGTATTGATCATTACTTGCTGGAGAGTCTTCAACTGCAGTGCTGATCAAAAATTGAAGACCATAATTATCATCAAGAGGCAAGACAGATAATGGTCGAGACTCATAATTCTGCTTACTATTTATTACACCGCAAGTTACATACGCCCGCTGGGAGCCATCAGCTTTGACATAGTGATTGTCAGGAAGCTTTAAAGACTCTTTATAACTTCTTACTATTTTATACCCGTACTCATGCAACTCAGTTTTGCGTTTGAGATATTTTTGCTCAAGCGCCTCTCTACTGGCTCTAATGTCATCGTAAGTAATGTCCATTCCTTTCTCCAAAAGGTCATCTGAAACGAACATTCTTGACTCCTTTTCTCACCAACGCGTTGACGTTAAACAATTAAAACCTCCAGAAACGCAAAAGCCCAAGGCGTTAACCTCGGGCTCGAAAACTCATTTACTGCCAATGCATACAACAATGGCACAATATCAGATTTACACGAAATATATGCTAATTAGTTCATTTCTGCAATACCTTGCTGATAATTTGCTGCCTTTTGTTGTGAACGTGATCGCGAAATATGATGTAGTGACTGTGAGTCCAGCCCCTTATACAGACTGACCATTGCATCGTAATGTTCCACGTAATTCTGAGACCAGTTTGTTTTATTAACGCCCACCAGCGCAGCGAGATCACCATACTGATACACATCCCTCCCAGCTAACTCGTTTTTCACATCCTGCGCCGCCAGCCATATCAACTGACGCAACCGCTCGATAGTCTTTTTCGCCACCCTCTTCCCAGCCAGTTGCTGGCTGAACTGTTGCCAACCCCACTGAGTGATTTCAACCTGATAGCACCAGCGCACATTCTCGCTGTAGTTCCATAGCAACCAGGCCTTCTGATGTTCTTCGAGTGACATCAGCGCACGACGCCACGATGCAGTGGAGTATTCAACCGGTTGCACCAGGGGAATATGAGAACCCTTGGCATGCGATTGCTTGCCGGGGATTGGTGGGTTATCCAGCGTAATCATTTTCCCGGTCACTTCATCCTGGACTCGAGGTTTTTTACGTTTAAACGTTCCAGTATCGAACTGCGCGTTCTCCAACCATGCCATTAACTGCCCTTTCGTCGCACCACTTAGGTCGGCGGTGGCCACCATCAGTTGCTGGCGCACGTATTCGAGAAATTGAGTGTTCATACAGCACCGCCTATGGTTTTGATGTAGTTCTTCAGTATTCGATAGTCCGTCAGCACAGAGCCGGGGAAATGGTATAAGCGCAATCGCTGCCAGCGAACACGAAGGATTTCAATCTGTTCTGGTGTCATGCTGCCTCCCTGCTCTTAATTAACTCGCGACGCAGTGCGCTGTAATGCTTCCTGATGGCTTCGAGTTCTTCGATGGTGTATCGATGCGGTGCGTTGTCGTTTTCAAGAGCCTCGACGCGCTCAGGCCCAATTTTCTCGATAAGGCCAAGGCGGTACTGCTGCTGATTGCCCGACAACTGCACGTTACAGTGGTGGCACTGTTTACTGATATTGTCTTCGTGATAGCGAAGATGTGATGCCTTACCGCGTGAGCGGTAGTGACCTGCTTCCCACTGGACGGTTTCGAACGTCCCGCAGCTGATGCATGGCTGATTGGCATCACGCTCGCGAATATAGTCATTGACGACACGCTGCGTTAAATCCTCCCAGTGCTTCAGCGGCTTAACCGCTGCTTTGCGCTGGCGCCAGGCTGCGCGCTCCTTTTTCTCAGCGGCACGCTGTTTGGCAGACTCTTTGCGCTGCGCATCTTCCCGAGCCTTTCTTGTCTGCTCTTTACCGACTGCGCTGGCACACTCATAACCACACACAGTTTGCGTATCGCGCACAGGATGGAACCACTGGCGGCATTCTTTGTTGGCGCACTTCCGGCGCGGTAACTTAGCCATAATCACCCCCAGACCTTTTGTCGAAAGGTTCTTGATGTACGCGCCGGATGCTCGCATTCAGGTAATTTTGCACTGACAGTCCAGGTTATGTTGTCGCGATTAAGGCTGCGTTCTACCGTGGCGCCACGGCGGCGGTAACTTGCCACCAGTTCGTCGGCCTGCTCGGTTGTGCATTCGTGATGGTGGAACCAGGAAAATTTCATCGCCATCACCCCGCAAAGCTCATGAGCTGCGATGCGGCGTTTTCCGCTTCACGCTGGTCCTTGAATGCCCGGGACAATACCCAGCGCCACAGAACATCGAGCGCGGCTTTGTACAGCTGCTGGAACTCGAATTCGTCCATATTGGCAAAGGCAATGCTGCGGGGATGTTTGCGAAGGGTGCCGTCAGGAAGCTGAATAGCATCGTAGTGGCCAGACTCAACAATTACCCATGCGCGGTATGCGTCATAGGATTTGCAGATGCTGATGCTACCGGCACGTTTATCGGCGATGCGATCTAGATATTGTTCGGCAGCATCCAGGAGCGCGGCTTCGCTTCCCGCGAATGAGGCAAGGAATTTAGCGTACCCGGTTACCAGCTTGCGTTCGTTGGAGGAGATCGCCCCGCCAGTAGGTTCCCAGTATTCAAATCCGAGATTGAGTAATGCGAAGAAGCGACGGTGAAAGGCTGGATTGCGTACCTGCCGAAACTCGGCCACCAGCACGGCGCCGAGTTTGATTTTTGATTGCAGAATATCGCTGGTCTCCGGCGTCGCGGGGATCAGGATTCCTGATTGATGCTTAATGAGGTGTAGTTCGTGCGCCATGGTTCTCTCCGTGGCGCATCAAGTCGTCAGTTGTTCAGGCTGACACTGACATTATGTACAGTTGATAATGGAAAATCAAATGTTGCTTTTAGCTGAACTGATTAATATTTGTAGCGGTTTTCCGGGAGAAACGCGTATTCGTATGTGAAGTTGAATGCCTCGTTTTCAGTGTTAAATCGGCGTTAGGTGATATCTCTCCAGTGGCCTCTGAAATACTTCTGAGCCACCCACTCGCCCTCAAACGGAAAAACGGCATAAGCGCCGACATACCGGTTATCAGCATGCGGATTGGGGTATGACTCGCCTTCTGCCAGAGTGTAAAACTTGATGCCGCTTACAATGAGACAGCCCATTACTTCTTCTCGTTCTGGGCTGCCATATCCAGGTATCGCGGGTCGGATGATTTCGGTAGAGTCAGGCTTTGCTCGCGGTAGTAGCGAACGCGCTCCATGAAGTATTCACGCAGATGCTCTGGCTGCTCGCGGGCTACCTGCTCAGCGATAACCGGCATGTTCAGGCGCTCTTTGTACGCTACTCCGGATGCTGCCAAGTCCACGTTAACCTTGTCCTGCTCTTCTTTCGATTTTGCTGCGATGTTATGGTTGGACATGGTAATCTCACCGGTTAGCTGAGGGAACCATTCCCCTCAACTTGATCATTCAATCTGATTTGTAATCTTCCGAAATTTGAAAAAACATCTTTACTTTAATTTATATATTAAACAATCCACAATATCCAAACCATTAACCATACTATTTGAAAGTCGAAATTTGCTATTTTCAATAGAGAATGCTCCTTTCATCATTTTATAAATAAAAGCAGACTCTCCTTTAGCTTCGATTGCTTCAAGTGGTATGGAATGGTATTTATTTGATCTATTATCTCTATTGATTTGACTTATAAGGCTATAAACGAATGTAGGCCCTTTCTCCTCAAGATCACTTATTACCAAAATATATTTCCAAGAAAACATTTCCCCATAAAAAAACCACATAGCAGCGGATAAAGCTACTCCTTTCTTCTCTAACTCTTTCATTAGAAATTGGCCAGAATTTTCCATAGAGGTCGTCATTGAGTGACCTATTACCAGTGACTTCTTACCCATTGCAAAACTCCAGATTGATTATTCTCAGCTGCTTCGATGAGCTGCTCCGCCATAGCCCGACTGATAGTAGTTTCGTAGCGGAGTTGTTCACTCCAATCCTTCATAACAGTCCAAAATATTTCAAACTGCCCATCCTGGGCAGCTAATTGTCTATGTGATAGTTGCAGGCTCGCCACCTGCATGAGCTTTGTTAGATCATGAACATGTGAGTCCATGGCTAACTTCTTGTCAGGGAATTGAAATTCCGTCACATTTTTTGCTATACATGCTTTAAGAGCGCACTCAACTGCGTATCCGCAGAGGTAGTATGCACCATGATATAATCCATTCTGTAACAGACATTTTGCTTCCGCTAACCTTATACCAGTTAAAACTTCTAGGTCAGATTTATTCATTTGCAAATATTCTAATTTTCTTTCATAGTCACATGGTACTCATTGAGTGTAATTCTTTCCAACAAATTATCAGATATATACGATAAAATGTCGCTTGATCAATTTTCGGAGCTAATAGCTAAATGATGTGAAGGCGCGGCTCCCCGTCTTTCGGCTCAGGCCATTCGCGCTGCTTGTTCACTGCCAGCTTTTCTACCATCGCCTGGTTAATCTGCTCGTCACTGATACCGGCACGACGTTGCGCATCCCATAACAGGAATTGCATGTCAGCCCATTCGCTAAGGTCGCCGGGTTCAGCAGCAGCCTCGAGCGCTTCTTTGGAAAGGTGCTTCAGCGGACCAACTGGACCGACATCGCCGAAAGTAGCCTGTGACCATACCGCATGCTCAAGACGTACCAGTTCGCGGGCAAACACCCCAGCAATCACCTTCACAGCATCAGCCATTGCGTAGCCGAGATTACCGCCGTCGCTTTGTGCTGCTGCTTTGCTGAGTATTTCGCGTATCTGGTGCAGGCGATCGAGTGATACAGGACCGTGCGCCGGGTGGTTAGTTGTCATGATGCATGCTCCTGATTACGGTTAGAGCGACATACCAGAGCCCAAAAATTCATATCGCAAATCAGTGCTACGCGCATTTCCGCCGTAAAGCGACATCCGAGTTTATTTGACTTGCCGACTGACCGCCGACGCTTACGCATTATCTTTCGCACGTGGGCCGCGTTTACCTCAACCTGCCGATGTCTTGAGGCATAAACACCCTTAGGTGGTATCTTACGAGCTTGTTTCTGGTACGCGGTTAACAGGTCATGTACGTCTGTAAATTTGCTCATCTCTCACTCCCCCTTCACGCCAATGCCCGCGATAAATCGCGATGGTGACCAATCGCAATATGTGTCAGATTCAGTGTGGCCGAACATGGCTTTACAGCGCCGGATGTGATGGCAGTTACCGCACGTAGCGCCAGCAGGTAGCCGCATCTTGTCAGGGTCAGCGGGGTCATAGTTCAGCGCCTGTTTGTTGATTTTCATTTTGCTGCCTCCTGGCGAAGTTGGGCGGCGCGAATTGCTTTCCACTGCGACCACATTCCGTTGTAATCAGTACCGGAAAGAGTTGAGTTGCGGTAGCCGTCATCAGTGCGCAAACCTTCTAGCGTGGTCTTAGAGATGAATATCTTCTCCATTACCCATTCTTCGAATAAATCACGCTCCGTCGCTTCATCTGGAATGGAACTGGCCCGCACTTCAGCCAGGTAGGCGTCGGTCGCTGGCATAAACAATGCTGATTTAGCATCAAACATAAGTGATTTTGCGGGGTTGATTGACTTCTCTTCTGGAGAAATACCACTCATTGCAAATTGATTGACCATGCGTTCAACCACTTCACGCAATGCTGCATTGTCTACCGCCAGAGCCTCGCTATGCGTATTCTGCTTTTCATTCTCCCCCGCCAGCTCCCTGCACTTGCTCTCGGCGTTAGCGAGCTGTACTGCCATGTCTGTGACTTCAGCTTCAAGGTTTTCAGTGTATTCAATCAGGAGATCGATTCTTTCCGGCGTTACGGTTTTAACGTATTTGCAAATCGATGACGCATAATTATCATCCTGGAGTGTGCCAGCCAGGCCATTGCAATATTTCCGATTCCCTTTTGTCGCCTTGATATCGGCGATAATTTTTTTAACGTCTGGTTTCATGCTGATGCTCTCCCGTAAAACGCCAGTACACGCTGCATAGCCGGACTTGTGCGGCAAACTGATGTGACCATGTTTTTGCTCATGTTCGATTTGAGCTGCTTGATGTTCAACTCCCCGCCGGGTTGCAGCGAATAGACCGGGCGATGCGGCTCACCAGTGCGGATTACTACCGCTCTGCGTACCAGGTGAAGCAGCAGGTTGTGTGCTTTCTTGCAGTCGCATCCCAGAAGGTTCTGAACCTGACGCGGCGTTACGGTCTGGTTAGTCCGAAGAAAATCAACGATTGCCCACAGTGATTTGCTTGCCATAGTGATTTGCCCTCGAAGTTATTTAACGATCCGGAGATGGCTAACGTTCTTGCGATAGCTGCCCCAGTCAAAGTTCACCCACATTCCGCCATCCATCTGGAGACGGTCGATAACCCGCGCGCCCAACGCTCCGAGAAGTTCTTCGTGGTTCAGGTTCGTCAGGATCCCCACCGGACGCATCGACGACAGGCGACGGTCAATAACCTGATTCAGAATGACTTTCTCGCCGTTGCTTCCGCGCTGAATACCGACTTCATCCAGGACCAGCAGATCAACTTTGCATAGGTCATCCAGCAATGCGGCCTCTGACTGACCACCGTCGTAGCACTCGCGAACGCGTAGCATCAGGTCAGGGATAGTCACGACCAGCACGCTATGCCCGCCAGAAAGCAGATGATTTCCGATTGCTGCAGCGAGATGGTTTTTCCCGGTACCAGGGCCACCGCTAAACACGAAGCTCGCGAACCCAGCACCGAAATTCTGTGCGTAGCTCTTTGCCATCGTGAAGGCTTTGCGCTGCCCTTCCCCGGATACATGGTAATTCTCGAAAGTGCAGCTGCGGTGCAGGCTTTGAATTCCTGAGCGACCGAAAATTTTCTCTGTCCGGGCTTTCTGATTCAGCCTGTCCAGTTCTTCACACCGCTTCAGGCCTTCTTCCCTCTGCCATGCCAGCAGCTCTTCCGCGCTGGTGAACTTCGGCTGAACTCCTGGCGGAATGAGTTTCTTCAGGCGCTCAAGAGCGCTGCCAGAATTAACAATGTTTTTCACCGTTACCCCCTGAACCCGGTCGGGATGGTTTTATCTGGCTCAGAAATTCGGTTGGGATCTCGCTGTCCAACATGGACGGTCCTTTGGCCGTGACCACGCGATTGCAACAGACTGTTGGCAAAGGTCTGCTCCCAAGCCAACTGGTGTTTAACCTTGCCGTCAGGTATCCAGTAATCACGGAATTGCTGAAGTTCTTCAGCGGTGTAACCCGGCTCAGTGCCGACGTTCTTACCCCAGAGCGCAGCCTGACGCACGAAGTCTGGAGACGGGGTCCATGAGTCAGTGATCGGAAATTTACCCAATGGGCCAAAATCCAGACCGGGCCCAAAATCCTCGTTCTGAGGTTTGGGAGGGATAGCTGGCAGAGGTGGGTGATTTCCAGAAATATCATCCCCAGAATGACTTCCGCCCGCGCGTTCTCTCTCTGGGTTTAGATCTTCTCTTCTCTTCTCTTCTCTGTGGTTACGCGTTACGTTATTAGTAACGTTACTCGTTACGTTACTTTCCTGGAGTTTTTTCCGTTCACGAAACTCCTTCTGGCGCTGCGCATTTGTCTTGGCCGTAGCTGAGCGCATATCACCTGACGTATTGTATTCATTGAAGTTTGGAAGAATGACGCAGTTATTCTCCGCATCATAAATGGCCCAGCCTACGGTTGATAATGCAGCCCCAAAACCGGGTACTCCGACAATATCATCGATATCAGACAGGTCTGCATTTTCAAATACACCGTTACGCGAGTGTTCATTTGCCGCAGACCAAAACGTTACTAGTAACGACACCGTAACGTTACGGGTTACGTTACGCGTTACAACGTCTGATAACGTGGTGTTATGCGAAAGTGTGAACATTTTTCCCACCTCCGGTGAACGCTCCAGTATTCGCGCAATTCCGTTCACCTTCGGGCTGGTGACCAGTGATGTACGCATCTTTATCCAGTCCCCGGCCATTAAGTCCTCCTGAAGAATAATTAAGGGAAGATTTATCCAGTCGCGGTCCGACACGCTGGCAAAACAATTTGTGGTTAGGCATACTTACCCCGCAATGATTTCGCAATGAATTGCACCAGAAAGCCGTTGGTGTTCGCGCACCGCGGCTTTCGCCATTTTTGAACCGGTCATATAGCCCCCAGCATCATCTGCACCATCTCCATCAGCGGCCCGGTTAACCCAGGGTCAACGCGGTACATCTCTACTATCCCCTCGCTCAACTCTTTCAGCTTCTGATGCCGTGGCGCATCCAGCGCGACGGCAATCTTTGCTTCACTGGTTTCTTTCTCCAGCCGAGCCAGACGGGCCATAACGTTGTCTTCTGGCAGCAGGCGGTTGCGGAACTCGAGCGGCAGAACAGCAAGAATTGCCGGAGTCAGCTGGCGAACGTTTTCGCGGTACCGTTCGCTGTTGAAATGGTTATCGAGGAAGCGGAAAAGCTTCTGCCGCTTTCGGCAGAGATCGTCAGGGAAAGTGATGTCGTAACCACCCTGCGCCTGGTACTCTTCGATGATCAGAGCCGTAACTACGTCCTGACCATCTGCGCCCGCCCAGGAGCGGACCGCGTCACGAATGGCATCATGTTTATCGCCATGCTCTTGTTGAGTGCGATTTATCATCGCGGACGAATGGAATCCGGTATTTTGTTGGTACGTAAGTGATTGCATAGTGCTTTCCCTTTCGTGGTTAAAGCGCCGGTCAGGCTACTTTTGGTTTGCTGATTTCAAGAATTTGGGTGGTGGTAAAGCGACCACCTGAGGCCTCAGCAATTTTCGATGCATAAGCTGTCTCACCGGTGTAATCAGTACGTGGCAAGCACCCACTATTGATCCACTTGTAAATTGCTCGCGGAGTCCGCTCGCATGCTTTGGCCACCACGGGTACGCGAATCAATTTGATGATTTCGCCAAGGCTTGTTGGTTGCATTTTTTAACCCTCAATATGAACTGTAAGTACATATTATGTCGGAACTGATAGTTCACGCAAGAGATATTATGATTGAACCTATGGTTCAGGAAGAAAAAGCGCGAAAAGACTTTTCCCATAGGCTAGCGCTGGCCTGCGATAAAGCTGGTTTGCCGGTTCATGGTCGTCAGGCTGAGATAGCCAAAAAGATGAAGTTGACACCAAAGGCCGTAAGCAAATGGTTTAACGGGGAATCAATTCCAAGACGCGGGAAGCTGCAAGAGCTTGCTGCGAGTATTGGTACAACTTCAACTTACCTGTTAGGTGACAGCGAGGCTGATGGAATATCTGAGGGACGCTTGCAGAAATCGACAGAAATATTTCGCATAGATGTGCTCAATGTATCTGTCAGTGCAGGCCCGGGCGTGATCAATAGCGAGTTCGTGGAGGTGCTTCGCTCTGTGGAATACTCAGTTGAAGATGCGCGCCAAATGTTCAACGGACGAAAGCAGGAACAAATCCGCATCATCAACGTCCGCGGAGACAGCATGTCTGGCACGATAGAGCCGGGTGATCTGCTTTTTGTCGATATCAGCATCCAACACTTTGATGGTGATGGAATTTACGCTTTCCTGTACGACGAAACAGCTCATATTAAGCGACTTCAGAAGATGAAAGACAAACTACTGGTAATCTCAGACAACCAGACCTATCGCCCGTGGGAGCCAATTGAGAAGGAAGAGATGAACAAGATTTTCGTCTTCGGAAAGGTGATCGGCAGCATGCCGCAGACCTACAGGAAGCATGGTTAGTCGATTAACAGTGGCCAGATGATACGTTTGGGTGATTATTTTTATTTTTCACAGCAATAGGATGATTTATGACACAGTTTCAACTTGCGTTAATCGCCAGAGAAGTTGATGGAGAAGTCATCCATCTTCGCACCAAAGACGGATACATCAATGCCACATCAATGTGCAAGTCTGCAGGGAAGCTACTTGCCGACTATACACGACTAAAAACAACACAAGATTTTTTTGATGAATTATCACGCGATATGGGGATTCCCATATCGGAGTTAATTCAATCATTTAAAGGCGGAAGAGCAGAGAATCAAGGGACTTGGGTTCATCCAGACATCGCAATTAATTTAGCTCAGTGGCTATCTCCAAAATTTGCAGTGCAAGTATCGAGATGGGTGCGTGAGTGGATGTCAGGCGAAAGAGCGCCTGCCGAACTTCCTATCCACCTTAAGCGATATATGACAAACCGAGGCAGGGTTCCTCATACGCATTTTTCTATGCTTAATGAACTGACGTTTAACTTGGTTGCGCCACTTGAACAAGCCGGATATACGCTGCCTGAAAAAATGGTTCCTGATATTTCAGAAGGTAGGGTTTTCTCGCAATGGCTCCGTGACAACCGGGGTATTGAGCCGAAGACATTCCCAACATATAACCATGAGTACCCAGATGGCCGGACATTCCCGGTACGTCTATACCCAAACGAATATCTTGCAGATTTCAAACAGCACTTCAACGAAGTGTGGCTGCCTCAGTACGCTCCTAAATATTTTGCTGAACGAGACCAAAGGGCATTGACGTTGATTGAGAAAATCATGCTGCCTGACCTTGATTCCTAAATGCCACAGCCCGGCCACCGCGCCGGGTTTTTACTGCCCTTTCCTCACGAACTCCGCCGCATCCCGCAATACACCTTTGTGAATCATATTGCCCACGGTTTTTCGCTTCGCTTCCAGTCGATCGACAATTGCTTCACAGTCAATCACCACACCGTCGATTATCAACTCAACAACCGCCCCACCAATCTCACCAGCTATGAAAGCTGCGCGATCTTCCAGCAATTCATCACGTGACATATCCATACCTAAGCCCATAGCAATACCCTGTTTGGTGTTTTTTTGAGCATAGCAAGACTAGAGAAAAAAATAAATAATCTTAAAGTTCATATTGTTATGCGTTTATGAACTTGCCACACCACTTAAATGTACTATTGGTATTTTACTTCAATGAACTTATAGTACATTATCATCCCATCGCGAAACACTAAGCGCATCAAGTTCAAACGTTCCGCCAGCCTGGCGACAAGGGCAAACACAGAAGTGAGCTTCGCGGTGGTGAATTGCAGAGTTAAAACGCTCAACCGTGAAGATCAGCGTCACGGCACCACCAGCGAAGTTCACTCAGAAAAACTGGAGAACATCATGGTTCATCAGCACTACGGTACACAGACAGTAAACCGCGGCGCAGTTCAGCCGGGAATGCTCGTCAAACACAAAGACTCAACCTGGACGGCATCAGCTAACGCTCGCGGACGTTTGTATCTGCATCGCGGTGTAGAAATGACCTACACCAAGGATTTGCTGGTTGAAGTTTATCTGAACGGTCTGGGGCATGGACTCAGCCACTAGCGGAGGATGTCATGTTAGACAAGAAATGCGGATATTGCGGCAAGCCGGTTAAACCGGAAGAAGTAATCAAAAGCACCCTTCTCTATCGCAACGGCTCACAGCTGGCGCGTAAAGAGAAAGAGTATTGCTCCAGACGTTGCGCTTCGCACGACCAGATGGCTCACGAAGGCTAACGTAAAACCCGCGCAAGGCGGGATCTACGTCCGGTGCCACCGACCAAAGTTACACCGGAAACAACATTAAAACCAAAGTTAACCCAATGGGCGCTATCAATGGTCCGGGGATTCTAACACCCAAAAATGAGGATCTCACATGGAATTCTTTAATGTGGTTAAAGCCACTCAGAAATCCGGAAAGCAAGATGCAGTGGTCTGGTTCACTGCAAAAACTGAGGCTCGCGCCAACCTAATGCTGGATGTCGCACTGGAAGATGCAGGCATCGAAACAGGTCGTGGCAAGGACTACGCCAAACCGATTCGCACTGATTTCCCGGTTGTTGATGACCTTCCGGAAGAAGGTGAAGTTGATTTCACTTGGTGTGATCGTTACGAACTGGCCGAAGACCAGCGCACCTGGAATGTTAAGCAACAGGCTGAAGATGAGTCTGTCGACGACGCCGATACTGAAGACAGCACCGCAGAAGAATCTCAGCAGTCAGAGCAGCCGAACCTGATCGTCGTTGCCACCCTGCCATTCCGTCAGCGTGTACTGGCTCAGTTCATCGGTGATGGTGAATATCTCTATCACATCGACGCTGGGCAGAAAAACGAGATTGTCCGCCTTGAGATGGACACTGATGACACGTACATCCAGAACCTGTTGCTGGCTGCAGAGAATGTGGAAGCATTCAAAAAAGCCATTGAGCACGATATTCATAAGGTCGTGAATGCCGTTAAGAAAGTCTTCCCTGTCGACGGTAAAAAACCGGAGCTGGCAACAGTTATCCAGTTCCTGACGGTGTGGTTCAAAACTGAATACATCGATCGCGGCCTGCTGGTCAAGGAATGGCAGAAAGGCAATCGTGTAACAACCATTAATCGCACACCTTCAGGTGCGAGCGCCGGCGGCGGCATTGTCTCTGACCGTAAATTCCCGCAAACCATTCTCGGTCTGGAGCATGAGATTGCTCTGGCTTTACGTGCACGTGACCGCGAATTTGATATTTACAACGTCCCTCTGGATATAGAACTGCAGGCAAACTCCATCATGAATAAGATGGACGATCCCGAATGGCTGGCGACTCGAGAGAGATTCGTTTCAATTCCTGGTGGCCTGGACTACTCACGTGCCTGCATCATCGCAACAGTAAAAACCACACCAGAGGGGCTTTATGCTGATCCTGTAAAACACCAAGAATATTTGAATAGAGTACTTACGGAAACCGACCACGCCAACCCTGATCCATTGCTCGTTGATATAGCCTGCGGTCGTTCGTCTATGCCTGTACCTATGAAACAGGAAAAAGTAACGGCCGAAGAGGTAAACAAAATTCTTGCAGCTTCCCGCGGCGAATATGTCGAGGGGATTAGTGACCCTACAGACCCGAAATGGATCACAGAAGACCTCGCATTCACCGCCCAACAAATAGATGACCGTTCACCACTTAATGAGGAAACCACCAGCGATGTGCAGATGGAAGAAACTATCAGTGATGAAGAACAGGCTGGTGATGAAGTGCTGTCAGGCGAAAGCAGTCTGGAAACTGGTGAAGAGTCACATACCGGCCAGCAAGCCGATGTAAACCAGAATACGGATTCTGTCGCCCAAAATAGCGATTCTGTAAACCAAACCGAACCAGTTGCTACGCAAACCGAGCCAGAAGCGCAATCTGACGAACCGGCTGTTGTGTACCCTGCTTACTTTGAGCCAGGCCGCTATGAAGGATTGCCGAACGAGGTTTATCACGCAGCGAACGGTATCAGCTCAACCCAGGTGAAAGACGCACGTGTGTCCCTGATGTACTTCAATGCCCGCCACGTAGAAAAGACCATCGTCAAAGAGCGCTCTCCGGTGCTGGACATGGGCAACCTGGTGCATGCGCTGGCGCTGCAACCAGAACAACTGGACGCCGAATTCAGCGTTGAACCTGTAATCCCGGAAGGTGCGTTCACCACGACGGCAACGATCCGCGCTTTTATCGATGAGCACAACGCCAGCCTGCCGGCGCTGCTGTCTGCCGACGACATCAAAGCGCTGCTGGAAGAATACAACGCCACCCTGCCGCCGCAGGTGCCGCTCGGCGCTTCGCTTGAAGAAACCGGACAGAGTTACATGGCGCTGCCCGCGGAGTTCCAGCGAATTGAAGATGGCCAGAAACAAACCGCAGCGGCGATGAAAGCCTGCATCAAGGAATACAACGCCACTCTGCCCGCACAGGTGAAAACCAGCGGTAGCCGTGATGCGTTACTCGAGCAACTGGCAATCATCAATCCCGACCTGGTGGCGCAGGAAGCTCAGAAGCCGCAACCGCTGAAAGTGTCCGGTACCAAATCGGATCTGATTCAGGTCGTTAAGTCTGTTAATCCAGACGCCGTCTTTGCCGACGAACTGCTGGATGCGTGGCGCGAGAATCCGCAAGGGAAAGTGCTGGTCACCCGTCAGCAATTGAGCACCGCGCTGGCTATTCAGTCGGCATTACTGGCACACCCAACCGCCGGGATGCTGCTTCAGCATCCGAGTCGCGCTGTTGAGGTGAGCTACTTTGGCTTTGACGACGAAACCGGTCTGGAAGTCCGCGTTCGTCCAGATCTTGAGATCGACCTGGACGGCGTGCGCATCGGCGCCGACCTGAAAACCATCAGCATGTGGAACATTAAACAGGAAGGTTTGCGCGCCAAACTGCACCGGGAAATCATCGACCGTGACTACCACCTGAGCGCCGCCATGTATTGCGAGACCGCGGCACTGGACCAGTTCTTCTGGATTTTCGTCAACAAAGACGAGAACTACCACTGGATCGCCATCATCGAGGCATCCGCTGAACTGCTGGAGCTGGGCATGCTCGAGTACCGCAAGGCGATGCGCGCTATCGCTACCGGCTTTGACACTGGCGAATGGCCAGCGCCGATAACCGCTGATTACACCGACGAACTGAACGACTTCGACCTGCGCCGCCTTGAAGCGCTGCGTCTGGCTTAAGGGAGGATTTGACCATGCAAAATACCAACATCATTACGACTGAGCAGGCTCCTAACACCATTTCCGCCAGCAACGCTGTGTTCAACGTGCAGGCACTCGGCCAGCTAACCTCTTTCGCTGAATTGATGGCGCAGTCTGCCGTTACCGTTCCCAAACACCTGGCGGGGAAACCTGCCGACTGTATGGCTATCGTCATGCAGGCTATGCAGTGGGGAATGAACCCATATGCGGTTGCCCAGAAAACGCACCTGGTCAACGGTGTACTGGGTTACGAAGCGCAGCTGGTTAACGCAGTAATCTCCAGCTCAAACGCCATTGTTGGTCGCTTCCATTACGAATACGGCGGTGACTGGGAGAAGATCGCCGGGAAAAAAGACGGTCGTGATGAATTAGGTCTGTTTATCCGGGTTGGTGCCGTACTGCGTGGAGAAGACGAAATCACCTGGGGTGAGCCAATATACCTTGCAGATATCACCACACGTAACTCGCCACTGTGGAAAACAGCGCCGAAGCAGCAGATCGCTTATCTGGCAGTGAAGTACTGGGCTCGCCTGTACTGCCCAGAAGTCATCCTCGGCGTCTACAGTCCAGATGAAGTTGAGCCACGCACTGAGAAAGAGATCAACCCAGCACCGAAGCACGTTAACCTGGCTGATATCTCAGGTGACACCGTCACAACCACGCAAAGCGCACAGGAATCGTCGGTAAATATCGACTCACTGGCTGATGATTTCCGCGAACGCATCGATGCTGCGCAGGATGTTGATAGCGCCAAAGCACTGCGTGCTGATATCGAAAGCGCGAAGGCCACGCTCGGTTCAGCCCTGTTCACCGAGCTGAAGAATAAGGCAGTGAAACGCTATTACCTGGTTGATTCACGTAACAAGGTTGAAGCCGCGATCAACTCCCTGCCGTCTCCGGATGAACCGGATGCAGCTGAACGGTTTGGGGAAGTTGAGCGAGTTCTTGCAACGGCGAAACGTCATCTGGGCGACGAACTGCACGATCAGTTCAGCATCACCTTGGCGGATATGAAACCGGAATACGTGGCCTAAGGGAGGCGGGAGGGCGAACCCTCCCGGTAACGAGATGAGTAAATCTTTAAACGCACGCTGCATCCGCCGCTGGGAAATTGAGTTCAAACGACGTTGCGATTCGAAAGTAAGTCCTTGGTGGCGCAAACACAACCTTCGCGGTTACATCCGGGAATGCGCCCTGACAACTGCCGACTGCATGGTTGAGCGTATGGCTGAGGACAACGCTCTGGTTGATTTTCAAGGTAATGGTCGCGGCTGGTCACCGGAGTTCTCTGCCTGGTACCACGAACGCCGAGAACAGTATCTTAAAGAGGCGCGCGACTATCTAAACGAAGACGCCACCAATGACGAGATCGACGAGGAAATCCAGAACGAGCTGGAGGCCTGGAATGACTGAGCTAAATTATAACCCGGCAGACCCCGATAAAATGCAACTCCCGAAGGGTAAGACCTGCGGCGACTGCGCCCATATCCGTCGCTGTAAGGCAATTTTCGGGCATACCGAAACCGATGCATATTGCGATTGGTCGCCGTCCCGAGCGGTTTTCCGTCAACCATCCAATCCAGAAGGCGGTGACCATGCGATTAATTAACCGAGGCAACCAGCAATCCCCGTTAGCGCGTCAGGCATGCGACATAGCACTGGCCACTCATGCAGAACGTTACGGCGACTATGGCCGCAGCAAGATGAAGGAGACATACACGGTGAGAGTTGAAGGTGTGAAGGTCTGGGTGGAGGTAGTGAACCGTAAGGCTAGCTACGTGGCCACGGCAATGACAGGTATGCGCCGGTTGCGCGCGTTGCCGGGTCAGGTGGGTTGATAACGATATTTCAATAACAGTTTTCCGGCAGCTCTATAATAAGTTGCCGGGAGCCGGAGGTAGTATGGCCAAGCTTCTTAATCTGCTGGAATGGGCGAATTCAACTTATTCAACCCCACCGTCTCTTTCAACACTTCGCCGCTGGGCGCGGGAGGGGCGTATTTACCCTGCTCCGGAACTTCACGGCAAAGAATATAAGGTTCAGCCTGACGCCATCTATGTGGATCCGAGCAAAAAGAACCTTCGTCCCAAAGCAAAATGCATACCGCTGCCAACTGGTGGCACTCTACTGGAGAGACTGACTCATGGCGAAAAGGCCAGTTCGTTACGACGCTAACCTGCCCCGTAACCTGACCTATCGTAAAAGAGACAGGCTTTATAGCTGGCGAAACCCGATTACCGGTCAAGAGTTATCTCTTGGCCGGATCGACAGAAAGGACGCCATTTCTCAGGCCATCGAAGCCAATAACTACATCGAACAGAATTACCTTCCGTCAGCGCTGCTGGACCGCATAAAGGAAACACCAACATTTACGGTGAAAGCGTGGCTTGAGCGCTACGAAGTAATTCTTGAGCGAAGAGAATTGAAGCCCAACACGATGAAGGTCAGGCGCAACCAGATCGCCACTATCAGTGATGAATTCGGACGTATGCCGCTATCGGCGGTCAGCACGAAGGATGTATCTACTTTTCTTGAGAGTTACATACTCTGCGACAAGAAGAGCATGGCCTCCGGCCTGCGTTCGGTGTTGTTGGATATTTTCAGGGAGGCGATCGTTGAAGGACATATTGAAAGGAATCCGGCAGAGCCGACAAGAACGCCGACACCCAAAGTGAAGCGTGAGCGTCTTTTGCTTGAACAATTTGAAATAATAAGGGATGCAGCAACCGCCCATTCCGAATGGGCTGCAAATGCATGTGATCTGGCACTTGTCACCGGGCAAAGAAGAGAGGACGTATCGTTGTTCAGATTCAGCGATATCAGGGATGGAAGGTTGTTTGTCACGCAGGAAAAGACAGGTCACAAATTGGCGTTGCCACTTGATTTGCGACTGGACTCTGCTGATTTGGTATTGCAGGATGTTATCGATCGCTGCAGGAAAAACAACCCGTCAGACTTCATGCTGTATTCAGCGGTGAGACGTGGAGGCAGGAAGCCTGGTCCGTTAACTCCGGACGGAATTACCCAGGCATTTTCTGACATCCGGGATTCTACAGAGTTAAAGTTTGGTCCCAACCCTCCTCCTTTCCATGAGATCAGGAGCTTGGCGAGCAGACTGTACGAAAGGGAGCGCGGAGAGGATTTCGCACAGAGACTGCTGGGGCATAAAAATTTAACAATGACCAAAAAATACCTGGACGCACGCGGTGCAGAATATGTTATGGTTTAGACAGGATATGGAAATTTCGAGTAATTTTCGTGGAATTTCGTGATAGCACCGAAAAAACCCAACGAAAACAAGCAAATAAAAAGAGACCGAATACGATTCCTGTATTCGGTCCAGGGAAATGGCTCTTGGGAGAGAGCCGTGCGCTAAAAGTTGGCATTAATGCAGGCTAAGTTACCCTGCCATTTAAGAATAGATGACAGCGCCAGGTTTTCCAGTCCGCGACTAAAGTGGCCGGAAAAAAAGGACATTTGTTACGCATCCAAACGCAAAAACCGCAAGTTCTCGTGTGAGATCCTTGCGGTTTTTTATTGGAAATCAGAGCGCTACATCTGACAATTAGCAGAGCTTTTCTGCACGCTCCACAAACGGTGCCAGGCTCATTTTTTCGCCCGGTTTCGCCGGGTCATCAATCTGGATAATCTCGATCGGCTTTGCCGTGGTTTTTCCGCTCTCCACCTGCTGTCTGGCAACATCATTCAACGGGTATTGCACCAGCGTACTGGGATTGATGACATACAGCGCGTTACCCGGGCGGCAGGTCAGCATCACCTCTTCCCGATTAAACGCCCACTTATCTTTGCCAACCTCAAAACGGCTGACGGTAATGACCTGCGGCGCAGCCAGCGCGGCTCCGGAGCTTGCCAGGAGTAATAAAGAGATAATGATTTTTTTCAT